GGGCGGCGGCGGATTCGCTCCCCGTGTGGCGATGGGCGAAGCAGGGCGCAGAGCCTCGGATGACGTCGTGCGGGCACAGCATCGACTGGTATCTAGGCGGCGAGATCTGCCCAGAGTGTGGCGGACGGATTGTTGAAAGCGAGGTGCCCTCATGACCGCCCCCACCTGGGCCGACCGCTCGCTCCCGCTGGCGGAGCGGGTGCTGCGGTTGGTGAACGAGGGCAGCACACTGAGCGGAGCCGAGTACGCCGCCACGCTGGACGAGCTGCTGGCCGACATCGCGGCGGCGGACCGGCTGGCGCGGGCGGCGAATATCTACGCTGACGAGGAGGATGAGTACTGGCGGAGTGGCGGGGAGCCCTTCGAGCTAGAGCAGATGGCGAACGAGGAATACAGCGCCGCCCTCGCCGACTACCGCGCCCGCATGGGGCAGGGGGTGGGCGATGCGTGATGAGCGATGGGTGGATGGCGTCGTATCGCGGGTGCCGCAACTGGCGCGCGGCGTGTGTGGTGCATTACGTGCGGGCGTTCGCAGGGGGTGGACGCGGCGCGGAACTTGCTCCGAGGATGGCCGATGTGCTGCGGCTACACCATGACCATCGACAGTCCGGAAGAGCGGGCCGAGTACGCACGACAGAGGGAGGCAACCGATGCCTGACCACTACCTGGCCCGCACTGCGTCATGGAAGCCCGCCGCCCCCGGCCAGCCCCGCGCCCTCGGCTGGGCGTGGTGGGTGGCGGGCCGCACGGGGCCAGCCCGGCCGATGATCGGCCCGTACAGCGAAGACGACGTGCTGCTGAGCGGGGAGGGGTGATGGCCCGCCCCTACGCTGTCATGGTGCACCCCCGTGGCGTCCGTGCCGTGGTGACCTATGAACCCATGCTGACCCGCGCCAGCTTGGAAGCACTCGGATACGCATTCATCGCCGACCATCCCGGCTACCACCCGGCCGCCGAACGCGCGGCGGACTTCGACGCTCTGCCAGCGGTTGAACGCTGGTGGTGGTCCAGCTGGCCCGCACGGGCCAAGGAGGACGCCCATGCTTGACCTGGACGCCGCCGTGCTCCGCAACATGCGCGAGAACCCCCCGCCGGCCTGGTGGCCAGTCCCGCCGCGTCACGTCGGGCGCGTGCACCAGTGGCACCCCGTGATCGGCCCGCCGACCGGGGGCAAGTGGGGAGTCGATCACGCCAACCCCGACCCCGAGGTCGCGGTGATTATCGACCACAAGCCGCCGCCCCCGCCCGCGCCGGAGCCCGCCCCGGTCCAGGTGGCGGACCATGAGCCAACCGCCAGGGACATCCTGGCCGCCACGTATCCCGGCGACACGATCCCGGCCATCGCCGCCCGCTTCGGCCGCCAGCGTGGATGGCTGGAACGCTGCCGCGCCCGCGACGAGGCACTGGCAATTGCCATGGACCGGGCACGGGGCAAGCGCACCTCCTACTCGTGGGGTGAGCGATGATCCGCGAGCTGACCATCCTGGCCCTCGGGCTCTTCATCGGCGCGCTGTCCGGCGTGTGGGTCGGCGGGGCGGGGCGCGTGTGGCGGCTGGTGTTCCGCCAGTGGACGAGAGGGGGGAGGGCGTGACCGCCCGCGACCGCCGCCTGCTGGCCGCCGCCGAACGTCTCGCCCGTGCGCTGATCGATGAGCGCCGCGCGTGTGGTGCCTACACCCTGGCCCGCGACCTGGCGCCCTCGGAGCGGTCCAGGCTGATGGACGCAGCCATCCGGGCACAGCGCGCCGCGATGGTGGAGGCTGGCCACGCCACCGAGGAGATCGTCCGCACCGCCAGGTTGCGGCCACGGTGGCGGACGGATGACGGGGAGCGTGAGCCATGACCGTCAAGCCCATGGCCTTCGGCATCGTCTTCGACAGCGGTATCGAGCGGGACCGCTACCTGATCCTCCGGGCCTTGCAGGACGATGGGGCAATCACCGATCTGGAACCACACCCGGTCTTCGACATCACGCCCACCGGCCAGCGTAAGCGCCGGTATACCGCCGACTTCCGCTACCGGGATGAGCGTGGCTGCCTCGTGGTCGAAGAGGTGAAGCCCCGCAACCGCAACGCCCGCAGCTGGACCCGTGATGTCCGGCTGCGGATGGACCTTGCCCGCGCGGCCTATCCGGGCCACCAGTTCCGCATCGTTGAGATGTGAGGGGGATAGCACCATGGACATCGATTGGGACAAGCTGATGGGGAACGGCAATCCAGAGAAAGCATTCGACGCATCCATTGCCGCCTTTCGGTCCAGCATGGAGCCTTGGGTGCCGGGGCTGGTCAAGCTGCACGACTCGATTAGGCAGACGTTCATTGACGGCGGCGCGACCGAAGAAGCCGCTAGCTTCTTGGCCAACTACTACTTTCGCAAGGTGGTCTCATGAACCACCTACCGCCTTGGCTCTGGGCCGTCCTGGCCGTGCTGGGGTGCGCCATCCCTGCCGCGTTCCTGATCCTCGTGTTCTGCCGCGCCGCCCGGCGCAGCTCCGAGCACCTGGACCGTTGGGAGCATCCCGGCTCGCATCCGTACATGCCGGGGGGAAGCCCGGCGGGAGAGGGGGACTGACATGACAGCATCCGCCGACGAGGCCCGCGAGGAACTGCGGAACCGCTACGCTGATGTCATCCGCGTCGCGTCCGGCCTGGCTGGTTCCGCGTGGCAGGGTTGGGATACGGCCCAGACCGACGAGGAGGCCGCGCACCTGGCCGCCGTCGCCCTGGCCATCGTCACGGCGTGCGAGCGGGTCTGTGGGATCGGGGACGGCCTGCCATGACCACCCCCGCTCGCCTGGCCCTCTACGCCCTCGCCGCCGCCACCCTGGCCACCGAGCGCGGCCGGTCCATCCTTGGGAGCACCTTGGTGCATATCGGCTCCGAGCTGATGCCGCCCGTCCACCCGGACCCCGCCCGCGAGCATCGCATCACCGAGCGCATCGTTGCCGAGCTTGCGCGCATGGACCCGACCACCTACGGCCGCAACGGGAACGGACACCGACCCCCGCCGCTTTGAGGAGGCCCCCGCTTGGACAATCAGCAGCAGGTGGACCCGTACCGCGCCCATTGGCTGGCCGTCCGCCAGTCGGCCATTCAGCACGTCCGCCTACACCGCGTGATCGCCGCCACCGCCCCGCCGGAGGCTGGCGCGTTCATCCGCGACCTGATCGCCGCCACCACGCGGCAGATTCGCATCGTGGAGGGCTGGACCGACTGCCGCCCCTGGGATGGCTCCTAGCACAACATAGCGGGTAGGGCAAGCCAAGCGCCCCAACCCGTGGTACAATGTAGGCTGACAACCGCAGACAGCGGCACTGGCACGTATCCCAGGCCCACCATCGACCCGACGCGCATCCGCGCTCGCCGGGGGATGGTGGGCCTTTTCTCGTTGGAGCATCGGCGCAATGGATGCACCCGTACCCACCACGGCAGCCGTCACCGTCCTGGCATCGCTGAAGCCCGTACCGTCTGCGTTCCAGCTGGACGGGGAGGGCGACGGCGGGCAGATGACCTTGGTCTTCGACCGCTCGCAGGTGCTCATGGCGACGCAAGCCTGGGCCACCTTCGCGGGCGAGTCTTTCCGCGTGACCTTCGCGCCGGACGCGGGGGGCTGATGGCTCGCCGCCACTACTCCGACAACGACCGGGCCGCCGCGCTCGCGGTCCTGGCCGCCAACGGTGGGAACCTGTCGCGCACCGCCCGCGAGACAGGGGTGCCACGTGCGACCCTTCAACTGTGGATGGCCGAGCCAGACCGGGCCGCGCCGCCAGAAGTCCGGCAGGAAAAGGCCTTCGACCTGGCCGCCATGTTCCAGGCCGAGCTGAATGCCGTATTCGAGGCCATGGGGCGCAAGCGATCGCAGGCTCACTACTCCGACCTGTCGCGGGCGGCGGGCATCTACACCGATAAGTTGATGGCCCTGGGCAACAGCATGCCGACCCAGCAGGTGGACATCACCACGGGCGGCAAGCCCCTGGACACGGACCCCGATGTTAGGACCGCGCGCATCCTGGCCATCATGGCCAAGGTCAACATGGCGGACGATGCCAACGACTGAGGCGCGTCCGGCGTTGCTGGAATGGGTGCCATCGCCGGGGGAGATCGCCGCCGCTGAATCGTTGCGAGACTACTGCCCACACCTTCCGACCCCCAAGCAGGCGAGGTTCCTCCGCGCCGACAACCTAGAGGCGATGTACGGCGGCGCGGCCGGTGGCGGCAAGTCCGACGCCCTGCTCATGGCCGCGCTCCAGTACGTGCACGTCCCCGGATACGCAGCGCTCCTGCTGCGCCGCACGTACCCGGACCTTGCGCTGCCCGGCGCCATCATGGATCGGGCGGGGGAATGGCTGCACCCCACCGATGCCACATGGCACGACAAGGACAAGACGTGGCGCTTCCCGTCCGGCGCCACACTGACCTTCGGTTATCTCCAGAACGAGCTGGACAAGCACCGCTACCAGTCGGCGGAGTTCCAGTTCATCGGGCTGGACGAGGCGACCAGCTTCAGGGAAAGCCAGTACACATATTTGCTATCCAGGCTTCGCCGCCTCCAAGGAATGGCCGTGCCGATCCGGGCGCGGTGCGCGTCCAACCCCGGCGGCCCTGGTCACGAGTGGGTACATCGCCGCTTCGTGGACAAGCGCACGCGGGGGGATCGCCTATTCGTCCCCGCCAAGTTGGAGGACAACCCCTACCTGGATACGGCCGAATATGAGCGGTCGCTGGCGGAGCTTGACCACATCACCCGCCGCCAGCTGCGGCACGGGGACTGGACCGCCAAGCAAGAATCCTTATTCAAGCTGGAATGGTTCGGTCGGCGGTACAAGGCCGACGGCCCGCTCCCCGAGTTTGTCCAGGTGATCCAGGTGGTGGACTCCGCATTCTCCGCCGACGTGGCGGCCGACTGGTCGGTGATCGCCACTTGGGGCGCGACGGCGAACCAGATCTACCTCTTGGACGTGTGGCGTAAGCGGGTGGAGTACCCCCAGCTTATCCGTGCCCTCAAGGACCAATACGCCAAATGGGAGCACGCCTCCCCCTGGCTGTACATCGAGAACAAGGCCAGCGGTCAATCGGCCATCCAGACCATCCGCCAGGAGACCGCCATCCCCGTCCGCAAGTTCGAGCCGGGCACCGCGTCCAAGATGGCCCGCGCCCAAAGCGGCACACTGCTATTCGAGGCCGGCCGCGTGGTCCTGCCGGACGCCGCACCATGGCTGGCCGCCTGGATCGATGAGCACCTGGATTACGGGGCCGAGACCGCCAAGTCAGACGCGCATGACGACCAGGTAGATACGTCGTCCATGGCCACCAAGATCCTGGGGCGCATGCTGTCAGGCATCCCCGCCACCCCCGAGGAGTCCCCCGATGCTTGACCGCCTCCGCGCCGCTGTCGCCCGGCGCATTGCCCCGCTGGCCATGAAGGCCGCCGAAGGTGTCCGCCTGATGGGCTCACGCCTCCAGGCCGCATGGACGGACATTACGTTTTCCAACCTGGTCAAGCACGGGTACAAGTCCAACGCTGCCGTCTGGGCCTGCGTGCGCGTCTGGGCGACCGCGTTCCCCGAACCGGAGATGCGCGTCAGGCGTCGCACCGAGACGGGCCGCGAGTGGCTGCCCGAGCATCCCGCGTCGCTCCTGATTGCAAGGCCCAACCCGTGGATGGGTGAGGACATGTTCTGGCAGTACGTCATCACCTACATGGCCATCGGGGGCAACTGCTACGTGTGGAAGGAACGGTCCCGCTCCGGCGCGGTCATCGGTCTGTGGCCGATGCACGATGGCACCGTCTCGCCCGTGCCGGACCCCGAGGGGTGGCTCAGCCACTACCGCTACGACCTGGCCGACGGAACCACGCCGCAGCTGATCCCGCCGGGCGACATCGTGCATCTCGTGTGGGCGCCCGACCCGTCCAACCCCATCCGGGGCATCGGCCCGCTCGTCGCCGCCGCGAGGGCGGTGGACATGGGGAGCGAGGCGGCCCGCTACGTCTACGCCTACCTGAAGAACGACGCATCCCCGCGCACGGTCCTCTCCCTGAAAGAGCCCATTGGGGCGAAGAAGGAAGACCTCAAGCGCCGCTTCCAGGAGTCCTACGGTGGGGACAACCGGGGCGGCGTCATGGTGGTAGACGAGGCCGAAGCATCCGTGTCGCGCATCGGCGCCAACCTGTCGGAGCTGGCGGTTGAGTCCTTGTGGAACATGCCCGAGGCGTGGATCTCCGCCGCGTTCGAGGTGCCCGCCATCAAGGCCGGGCTATCGGTGGGACTCCAACGCGGGTACAGCGGGGCGAACGCCGACGCGCTCAACTCCGACTTCGCCCAGACGCGACTCGCTCCCCGCTGGCGCATGGTCGCCGGGCAGTTCACGCGGGCGCTGCTGTCGGAGATTGACCCCGACCCGGCGCTCGCCTTCGAGTTCGACACGTCCACCGTGCAAGCCTTGCGCGAAGACGAGAACGAGTTGCGCGCCAGCCTCAACGCCAGCGTGACCGCCGGGTGGATGACCGTGAACGAAGCCCGCGCCCGCGCGGCGTTGGAGCGTGACGAGGGCGGCGACGTGTTCCTCCGGTCCATGGCCAGCCTGGAGCAGCCGACCGGCGCCGCGCCGCGCCCGATGCTGGCCGCGCCAGCCGAGCCCGCCGCCGCCAAGGCGGACGCCGAGCGCGCTAGCCGGGCCGACTACCGGGCGGCGCAGAAGCTCAGCCGGGAGATCGAAGAGGAGAAGCGGCGGACCATCGAAGAATACGAGGGGCAGATAGCCGAAGAGCTGGCGCTGATCGGCCAGCGGGTGGCCGAGGCGGTGGCCGATGGCTGATCCCGTGACGGGCGCGGTGGCCAAGCGGGCGGACAGGGCCATCGATACGTCGCGCCTGTCCAAGCTGCTGATCGGGCTGTGGTCGCGGGCCATGGACAGTAGCTACAAAAAGGTCAGCGAGCAGGTAGGCGAGGAAGTCAGGCCCGACCCCAAGGGGCCAACCGCTCGCCGCCTGACCAAGCTGGCCGCCCAGCAGATCACCGCCATCGAAGAGAACACCCGCGCCCGCGTGGCCGGCTACGTTGAGCGTGCCGTCTCCGAGGGCATGAGCCCCCAGCAACTCGCCAAGCTCATCCGCGAAGACCCGAGCGGCGCGTTCGGCCGGTCCAGGGCCACCACCATCGCTCGCACCGAGACGGCCATGGCCTACGCACACAGCAGCGTCGGCGGGTGGCGGGACTCGGGGCGGGTGGACAAGGTCATCATATTCGATGGGCCGGACTGTGGTTGGGGCGACCACGACGACGGCGACCTGGCCAATGGGAGCATCCGCACCCTGGACGAATACGAGGCCAACCCGATCGCCCACCCTCGGTGCGTAAGATCAGCGGCCCCGTACTTGGGGGATTGACATACGCGCACACTACGCGTATACTGTTGTCGTGGCGGGCCGATGGAGATCGGTTACCATTTTGGATGGGGAGGTCGCGGGTGCAAGTCCCGTCACCGACTTCGGTTGGTGTAGCTCAGCAGATAGAGCGCCTAAACCCGATCACCGTTCCATGACCGCCACACCTTGACAGCGTTCGAGACGGGCCGACGGGCGCCGGTTATCTGGTTAGCCAACTGCTAGCGCCGTTGGTGGTCGGTTCAAATCCGACCCACCGCCCGCAAGGACGGTGACGGCCGACACCCAACCCATGACCGTCTCACCTTGACAGCCACAGCGACGCGGGCCGATGCCAATGGGTTACCTGCAACGTGTACCCACCGGCACCAACACGACCGCGTCAACCTATAAGGGGGAGCCCATGAACTACCTGAAGCAAGCCGCCGGGTTGATCGCCCAGCCCCACCAGATGGCCCCCTTGGATGAGCGCCAGATCGAGAACGCGGCTGGGGGCTTCGTGTACAAGGCGGACGACTGGGCGCGGCTGTCGCGGTTCCTGATCCTCGGTGCCGAGTCCGGCACGTACTACGTCGGGGCGCAGACCCTTACCGCCGACAACGTGCTGAGCCTCCGAGCATGCATTGCCTCCGATGGTCCGCGCACCGTGGCCACCATTGTCCAGGTCTCCGAGGATGGCCGCGCGCCCAAGAACGATCCAGCCATCTTCGCGCTGGCCATGTGCGCCGCCGCCCCAGACGTGGCCACCCGCCGCGCCGCGCTTGACGCGCTGCCCCGTGTCTGCCGCACGGCTACTCACCTGTTCCAATTCCTGACCTTCGCCCAAGCCTTCCGAGGGTGGGGGCGATCCCTGCGTCGTGCGGTTGGCGAATGGTATGCCAGCAAGACCCCGGACGACCTGGCATATCAGCTGGTCAAGTACCGCCAGCGCGACGGCTGGACCCACCGCGACGCGCTGCGCTTGGCCCATCCTGGTCGCCGTGTTGGGGAGGGCAACCCGCGAACTGCAGTCACTGCCGATCACGAGTCCTTGCTTTCGTGGGTCACGCATGGCGGTGTGGGTGATGGGCTTCCCGCCATCATTGAGGGATTCACGCTCGCCCAAGCGGCGGAGACTCCGGCAGAAACCGCGCGGCTGATCCGCACATTCAACCTGCCCCGCGAGGCGGTCAAGCCCGAGCACCTGACCGACCCGGACGTGTGGGCCGCGCTGCTGGACTCCATGCCGATGACGGCCATGATCCGCAACCTGGCCAACATGACCCGCGCCGGCCTGCTGGTGGCGGGCGCCGATGCGACCCGGACCGTGGTCGAGCGGCTGTCGGACGGGGAGCGGTTGCGGAAGGCGCGCGTTCACCCCATCAGCGTTCTTGGGGCGCTGAAGACCTACCGGGCCGGGCGCGGCGTGCGCGGGACCAACACATGGACCCCTGTGGGCCGCGTGGTGGACGGGCTCGACGCCGCATTCTATGGCAGCTTCGCCACGGTTCAGCCCACCGGCAAGCGCCAGCTCGTGGCGGTGGACGTGTCCGGTTCGATGCGAACGCCAGTCAATGGCATGGACTTCCTAAGCGCCCACGAGGCCGCCGCTGCCGTGGCGCTGGTCAGCATGGCGGCGGACCCGAATACGACAACCCTGGTCGCCTTCGACACCAACGTCTACCCGCTGGACATCACGCCGCGCATGCGTCTCGATGACGTGGTAAAGGCAATGTCCAAGTGGGGTGGCGGCACCGATTGTGATGCCCCGATCCGGTGGGCAGAGTCCCGGCGGCTCCAGGTTGACGGCGCCATTGTGGTCACGGACTCCGAGACATGGGCGGGGCCGCGCCACGTCGCGCGCGGGCTCGTGTCCTACCGCGAGAAGATCGGGTCGTTGCGTGCGGTCTGCCTGGCTACCGCCGCCACCGGATCGCGTCTTGGAGATCCCAACGACGGCAACTACCTGGACGTGGCGGGCTTCGACGCATCGGCGGTCCAGGTATCGGCGGACTTCATCGCCGGCCGAGTCTGATGCCTCGGCGCATCCGCCACAGCCTGACACTCGCTGCCGATGTTTGGGCTAAACTTGTGGCATGGGCGGCAGCCGAAGGGCGCAGCGTCTCCAACCTGATCGAGCGCCTAGTCCACGCCGAGGCCAAGCGGCGCGGCGAGTAGTGCGGCAGCTGTCGTCGCGCAATGAGGTAAGCGGGAATGAATACCGCCGGGGCGCCAGCCCCGAGTAGCCTCCCCTCGCTCGCCGGGGGGTATCCGGGTGCAACCCCCGGTTGCGCGGATGGGGCCGCCGCTTGCCCCTTGGGGCGCCCGCCGCTGCCTACCCCCTAGACCGGGGCATCCCAGCGGCGGGCGCCCTCTCACTCACACGATCATGGTGCACCTGTTGCACGACCGTGCATGTCGTGGTAGAATGGTACGCGACACCCGCATATAGCGGCCCTGGCTTCGCAGCCTAGCCCACCGATGACCGACGCGCCCCTGCGCCCGCCGGTTCTCGGTGGGCTTTTTTCGTTGGAGCGTCCGTCGTGGGAATACAGCGCCAGACAGAGACGAAGGCCATCGGCTTTCAGGGTGTGGGCTTCGATGACGTAGAGGGTACGCTGGAAGGCTTCGCCGCTGTCTACGGCAACTGGGACCGCGCCAACGAAGTGATCGAACCCGGCGCGTGCGCGAAGACAATCCAGGAGCGCAAGGCCAAGGTGCCGATGGGCCTGGATCACCTGCACGGGTTCGGGGTGACTGAGGACTTGCAAGAGGTGGGCCGCGCGGATCTTCCGACCAGCATCCGCAGCGAGTACCCGGACGCGACCGGCGGCCTGTACTGCAAGGGCCGCGTCGTCCTCTCCGATGAGAACGTCCGCCGCCTTGACCTGATCCGCCAGAGGTCCGCCGCCGGGCAGCCGGTGGGCATGTCGATCACCTACCGCGTCATGCGTGAGACGCCTGGCCAGACGCCCACCGGGGCCAAGGGCCGCCGTCTGCAAGAGCTGGCGCTCCATGAATGGGGGCCGCAGCTGTCGCTCCGCCCGGTCAACCCGGCGGCCATGGTCACCGAGGCCAAGGGCGCCAAGGGCTGGGACATGACCATCCCCGGCTCTGACGAGGAGCGCCGCGCCAGGCTGGCGGGTGCCCTGCGGATGACGGGCATCCTGGGGCCGGAGGTCCAGGTACAGGCGGTCCTGCCGGACTCGCTCATCGTGGCCACCTACGGGCCGGACGGCGAACGGACGTACAGCGTGGCCTACGTGGAGGACGCAGCCGTCGGCGGCTTCGCGTTCTCCCCGCCGGTCGAGGTGGACATCCGCCCGGCCGTCTTCGAGAAAGCCGACAACATCGCTGGCCTCCAGTCCATTGTGGACATGGCGGCCACGCAGATGAAAGCCGGGGCGGTCCTGTCGGCCGCCAACCTGACACTGGTCGAGGCAGCCATCGAAGCCTTGACCGCACTTCGCGCCGCCGCACGCAAGGAAAGCGCCGGAGACACCACGGGGAAGGCCACCGAGCCCGAGCCCGTCGCCGCTCCCGCCGCGCCTGATGCAGCCATGCCGCGCACCGATTGGGGCTTCCGCCTACGCCTGGCCGAAGCCGTCGCCGCGCACGCATCGCAGCGCCTGGCCATGTTGCCACGCGCCATCTAAGCACGGGAGATCACGAGTATGAGCATGGATCGAATGGCGGACGCCAACAAGCGCCACGCCGAACTGACCGCCCAGATCAAGGGCACGATGGCCGAGTACGAGGGCAAGGAGACCACGGCGGAAGAGACGGCCCGCCTGGATGCCATGTTCTCGGACCTGGACAGCCTGACCGCTGAGATCAAGGGCTTCGTTGACGAGGCCGAGACCAAGGCCGAGCGACTGTCCCGCATTGAGCAGGCCGAGCGGTTCCGCACCGAGTCCGCCGGCAAGCTGCCGGGCATGGGCCTCGGTGGATCGGCGGCCGTCCGCACCAAGGGCGACGAGCTGGAGCGGGCCGGCGTGGTCAAGCGCGGCGGCTGGATCGGCGCCGAGGTCAAGGGCGAGTTCATCCCCGTTTACAACGAGGACGACTTCGGCCGCCGGTCGGCGCTCCGGTACAGCGCCACCCCGGAATACCGCGAGGCGTTCCACCGCTACCTGACCGCCCAGCGTGACGACCAGGTCGGCGCCAAGGCGTGGGAAGTCCTGCACGGTTCCGCCGCCGAGGTCAAGGCCCTCAGCGAAGGCACCGACACCGCCGGAGGCTTCCTGGTCCCGGTGCAGATGGTGGCCGAGCTGATCCGCCGCCGCCCCGGTATGGCGATCCTCGCGGGCCGCAGCACCAACATCACCGCTTCCTCGGATCGGGTCTGGGCGCCGCGCCTGGGCGCCGCTTCGACGGACTCCACCATGTACAGCTCGGCTGTCGCGGTGACGGACGTGGGCGAGATCCCGACCGCTGCGCAGGCCGACACGAATCCGGCCTTCGAGCAGGTGGCGATCAACATGCACGCGCTCAAGGCCGAGACGCGGCTGTCGCGCTTCCTGGTCGCGGATGCCGCGTTCAACGTGGAGTCCATGCTGGCCGAGGAGTTCGGTACGGCGGTCCTGCTCGGCAAGGACGACCGGCACCTGACCGGCAACGGCGTCGGCAAGCCGCTCGGCATCACCGCCGACACCGCTATCACCACGGTCAACTCGGGCTCGGCGTCGGCCCTGACGGCCGATGGTCTGAAGTCCCTGGTCTACGCCCTGCCGGCGCAGTACCGGGCGCAGTCCACCATCTGCCTGTCCACGTCTGCCCTGACCGCGATCCGCAAGCTCAAGGACGGCTCGGGCCGCTACCTCTGGGACGCGGGTTACGGCGACATCAGCGGCGGCGTGCCGGCGACCATCGAGGGTCGGCCCTACCTGGTCTCGGACTTCCTGGACAGCGTGACCGCCAGCGCCATCCCGATGTTCATCGGTGACCTGTCGGCCTACTGGACCGTCGAGCGCCAGGGCTTCACGATCGAAGTCCTCCGCGAGCTGTACGCGGGCACGAACCAGATCGGCTATCAGGGATTCTGCCGCTACTCCGGCGCCGTGGTCAATCCGCAGGCGTTCCGCACCCACACCGTCAGCGCCTAAGGGGAGTAACGACCATGCGCAATCACAATCTCTCCGGGGTGGTCAAGCTCCTCAAGGTGCAGGATCACACCACGGCCGGCACGTCCACCATCACCTCCGACGCCATCGATACCAAGGGTTACACCGGCGTGTTGGTGCTGTCCTCGTTCGGCACGGCGGCGAGCGGCAACACGGCGAAGCTCCAGCAGTCCAGCGACGACGGGTCGACGGACGACTACAGCGACCTGACCGGCACCAGCATCACCAGCGGCACGTCCGACGAGGACGTGTGGCTGGACCTGTACCGCCCGCAGAAGCGGTACGTCAAGGCCGTCTTCGCTCGCGGCACCTCCAGCACCCTGGAATCCGTTTGGGCGATCCTGTACGGCCCGCTGAGCGCCCCGGTGACCTACAACAACACGACCGGCACGATCGTCGGAGAGGCGCACGTGGAAGAGTCCGAGGGGACCGCCTGATCCTGACCGCTTGACCTGATTCTCTCTCCCTGGGTTCTGAGCCGGGCGCGGCGCTCCTCCTCCCGCGCCGCGCCCGGCTCGCCTTCCGGGGCTTACCCGATAGGGGCAACGCATGAGCGCAGACACCACTTACCCGAGCGTGGTCCAGATCCGGCAGGATGGGAACCTGGCCGTGCCGACTGGGCAGTATATCGACATTGAGTCGGGCGCCACGCTGAAGAGCGGCGGCACCACGATCATCAACGGGGCCGGGGTCATGACGCCTGCGGGCGCCGTGACGATCACCGGGGCGACCACGCCGACGGGTGGCATCGCGGCGGCGGGGGGGTTCACGCTCCGCCCGTACAACATCCGCACCTGGCAGCCCATCGCGGCGACCAGCGGGACGGACACCGCCTGCACCAACGGCACCGGCTACTGTGGCAGCATCTTTGTTCCCGGCAACATGACGATCACTGGGGTCGAGTACCTGATCGGCAGCGTCGGCGGGACGGACAAGGTCATCGCCTCCCTGCATGACTCGGCCGGCGTTCTCCTGGCCAACTCCGCTTTGGCTGGCGCGACGGTGGGGACCGCCGCCAATACGCAGCAGGTGGCGTTCACCGCGACCTATGGGGCGGTTGGCCCGGCCACCTATTACATCTGCCTGACCTTCAACGGGACCACCGCGAAGTTCCGCAGCATCCCGGCGTTCTGCCAGGCCGGCACGATGGGCAACTCCGTTACGCAGACCTTCGGCACGGCGGCCACGTTCACGGCGCCCACCACGTTCACGGCGGACAAGGTCCCCGTGGCCTGGATCTACTGAGCCATGTACGTCGAGCGCCACGCCGTCACGGCGACCACGGATGGAAGCGGGGACGTGACCGCCTACACCCCGGTCATCACTGGGGCGATCCTGTCGATCCAGTACGTCAAGACCGACTACGCCAACGGCGTGGACTTCGTGGTGACGACCGAGACGACCGCTCAGTCCGTGTGGTCGGAGAACGATGTCAACGCCTCGACCATCCGCTGCCCCCGCCAGGCGATCCATTCGACGGCGGGCGCCGCGCTGCTGTACGCGGCTGGTGGTACCGCACAGGTGGACCCGATCTACGTAGCCGGCGAGCGGGTCAAGTTTGTGGTCAGCTCTGGCGGCGCGTCGAAGGTCGGCACGTTCTACGTGACGGTGGGGTGACCTGGTGGCCATCGCCGTCTATGCGTCCGTCCCGGATTTCAAGGATGAGCACGGGATCACCAGCACCGACCAGGACTTGACCCTGGGGCAGCTTCTCGAAGATGCCTCCAGGGCCATTGACCGTTGGTGCGACGTGCCGCCCGGCCACTTTGGGCCGCAGGACGAGACGCGCGTCTTTGACGTGACGCTCGATGACGCGCGGGCTGGCGAGGTCCAGCTCCCCGCGCTGCTCAGCGTAACCACGTTCAAGACGGACGAGGACGGTAGCGGCACGTTTGAGGTGACCTGGACCGCCTCGACCGACTTCATCCTGTACCCGCTCAACACCACGCCGAAGACGGTGGCGCGGGTCAATCACACGCTCGGCCGCTACGCCTTCCCCGTTGGACAGCAGCGCCTACAGATCGTTGGATCATGGGGCCAGGCGTCGGCCGTGCCGGTGGACATCGCGCGGGCTTGCATGATCCAGGCGAACCGCTGGCGGTTCCGCACGAAGTCCCCCGAGGGCATCGCGGGTAACGCTGATGTCGGCTTCGTGAAGCTGGCCGACATCGATCCCGACGTGGCGGCGATCCTGGAGCGGGGCCGCTACCGGATGGCGGAGGTGTTCGCGTGAGCGACGTCTTCGCCACCGTGTCGCAGGCCGACTATGACCGGATCACCGCCAAGCTACAGCCTGGCGCGTTGACCGATGGACAACATGAGGCCCTTGAACGGTTGGCATTGAACGCCGAGCGCGAGATCAAGGCTCGCACTCCGGTGAAGACCGGCACGCTCCAGCGGTCCATCGCGTCGGACCTGTCCGGCTCACGGGATGCGCTGGCCGTGACCCGCGTCTGGACTGACCTGGAATACGCGAACCCCGTCGAGTCGTGGGCGCAGATGTTCAGCGACGGCGCGGCGGCGGCCATCGAAGCGGCCGGGGACGAGGTGTCTTTCATCGCCACCTCTATCGAAAAGCGGTGGACCGAGTGAGCACCACGATTCAGGCTCTCTCCGAGGCCATCGTCACGCGGCTGGAGACGCTGGGGGTCAACGTCATCGCCCCCCACGCCACGCCCGTGCAGGATGCCGAGGCGCCCCGCGCGGGGGCCAGCGCACAGGTGCGGTTCCTGGGGCGCGAGTCCCTGAGCCCGTGCAATGAGCACGCCAAGTTCGAGGTCCTGGTGGCGGTCCCGGCTCATGACAAGGACTGGCCCGCGTCCGTTGAGCGGCTGCGTGACTACCTGGACCTGGTCGGGGATCGGTCCATCGAAGCGGCCATTGAGGGCGACCGCACGCTGGGCGGTATCGCCTCCGACGCGGTGGCCACCGGCACCGACCGCGAGCGGCTGGTCCAGTACCAGGACGGTCTACGGTGGGCCGCGCCGGTCTTCGTGTCGGTCTACTACGAGAGGTGAGCGATGGACTACATCGGCAAGACGTTCAAGGCGAACACGCGGCTCATCCTGCCCACCGGCCACATTGTGGAACCCGGCGAGGTGTTCCGGTTCCTGGCCGCGCACGTCTCGGTAAATGTGCCCATGTGGCTCGCAGCGGGCAATGCCGAGCTGGTGGACGATGCGCCGCTGCCGATCCCGGCGGGGCCGCCCAAGGGCAAGCCCGCGCCGCTCCCGGTACCGCCCGTGACTGAAGACGCGAAGGACGGGGGCGCCGCATGACCACGACCATCGGTCACGGCAAGAACTCAGTCGTCTTCTTCGATGCCTTCCGGCTGAGCCAGATCATCAGCAAGGCGAAGATGGATCTGAAGGTCGGTGAGGCCAACGTCACCGCCTTGGAGGATGCCGCCGAAGCGCACCTGCAAGGCAAGCTCGGTGGCACGGTCAGCGCGACGGGCTTCCTGGACGTGGCGGTGGGTGGCTGGGACACGCTGGCGAACACGTCGCTCACCGACTCCAACCATGTCCTGAGCCTCTTCCCCACGGGCATCACGGCCAGCTCGCCGGCCTGGCTCCTCTACGGGTTCACGGTCGGCACCCCTCAGTCCTACGACGTGAACGACGCGGTGATGCTGGACTGGGCCGGGCAGCTGACCGGACCCATCGCGCGCGGGAAGGTGCTGACGGCATCGACCACCGTGACCGGGACCGGGGCGCAGACGGGCATCAACATCGGCACCACGACCAGCTCGCAGACCACGGTGGTGCATGTCCTCCTGACGGCCGTGACCGGGTCCGGCTCGCTGACCATCGTGACGCAGGAGTCGTCCGACAACGGGGCGGGCGACGCCTACGCCACCATCTCGGGCATGACATCGACACTGACCACGGCGGGCTCGGCCAGCCGGCAGACATTCACCGGAGTAACCGAGGCGTGGAAGCGAACCAACGTGACCGCGTTCTCGGGGTTCACAAACGCGACGGTCCTTGTGGCCATCGGCACCGCAGCGCAGTAACAGGAGCAATCAATGGGAACGCCAGTTCATGGCAAGCGGTTCGTCGCCACCTGGAACTCGGTGACGATCTGCGCCGACAAGGCCAAGCTCGACGCGAAGGTCGGGGAAGCCAACGCTACCACCTCGTGTGATGCCGAGGAGGTGCACCTCCAGGGTAAGCCCGGCTACAGCGCCAGCATGGACGGCCCAGCGGACTTCGCGTCCTCGGGCTGGGACGCCACCGCCTTCGCCGGCCTGACCGGCGGCGCGGCGAACATGACGGTCAAGCCGAGCAACGCTTCGACCTCTACCACCAACCCGCTGTACACGGTCTCTTCCTTCGTCACCGGCTATTCGTTGGACTTCGGCGACGACGCCGTGCGGGCGAGCATGTCACTCCAGGGCACCGGGGCGCTCAGCCGCGCCACCTCCTAACGGGGTCTGACGGGTCGCGCACCGGCCCGAGCATTCCGACCGACCGGCATCGATTCCCCCACCGTAGAGAGGTGCGCTCCCTACGGTGGGGGACGATGCGATACAGGAGCGCACCATGGGCCGCATTATCCCACACGATCCCGAGGACGACACCGAGGACGTGCCCGTCCCCGCGTCCTACTCGGACGACGAAGACCTGCCCTACGACCCGGCCGCCTTCGGCCAGTGGGCCGATGAGATTGACCGATTCTCCCTGGACGGCTGCGTGACCAAGCGCGGCGACCGCGAGCTGTACATGTTCGAGGGGCAATCGTTCTGGGTGCATCCGGTCATCCCCGCCACGCTGACCAACGCATGGATGAGCATGGCGGGTGCCAGCGAGGGCAAGAACCTGGGGCGCGTTGGGGACGCCTTCGACCCGCTGTGCGAGGGCTTGAGCCGCTGCCTCGTGGGCTGGGATGTCATCGATCCGGTGACGGGCGATCCCCTTGACCAGCCGTGGCGCAACCCGGCCGCCATCCGCGAGCTGCCCACCGAGGCCCTGTACTACATCATCCAGACGGTGGCCATGGGGGAGACGCCAGCAGACCGCCCAAACGCCTCTACGGGGCGGCGCGGTGGATCTGGTATCCGAAGGTCTTCGGGCCAGAAGACCCGCAGCTCAAGCGCCGCCCCCCGGCGTCGGTAGAGATCGCGGTCTCCCGAGTATGCGCGCGCTACTCCTGCCTCCCCTACCGGGCATGGCTTGCCCTTGGGCGCGGTCCATTGACGCGCCGGGGGCAGGCCGCGCTGCTCAGTGCCGTGATGGAAGTGACGGCCTTGGAGGAGGCGTTCGAGGAGTTCCGGCGCGAAGGTGGCAAGCCATCCATCGGGCAGATGCAACTGCTCCGCGAGGTGGAACGGCTGTACATCCAACGCGAGGACATCGAGATAGTGGACGACGAAGCCGAGGGCGACCCGGACGACTCGGAAGCAACGCCGGAGCTCGCCGCTTCCGAGTCCCTGGAGTTCTAGGGGGGCCTCGTGGCGTCTGCCGCTGAGCTGATGGTCCTCTTCAAAGGGGACACGTCCGGGCTGGACAAGGCGACCGGTGAGTCCAAGGGGCTCATCGGTGGCTTGGTCGATGGCCTCGGTAAGCTGGGCCTGGCTGGTATGGGCTTCGGCGTCATCAAGGACGCGGCGTCCGCCATCATCGGCCCGCTGGGGGACAGCATCAGCGCGGCTGAAGGGCTGGGGGACGCGGTCGCCCGGAGTGATGCCATCTTCGGCCCCGCGTCGGCGTCCGTGGTGGCGGCGGCTGAGAGCCAGGCCAACGCGCTCGGGCTGACCAAGGAGGCGTACATCGCCGCCGCTGGGAAGATGGGCGACCTGGTTACGGGCATGGGGATCAGCGGGGAGAAAGCCGCCGAGATGTCCACCGGCCTGGCGGACATCGCCCCCAAGCTGGCCGCGTTCACGGGCATGGACCCGCAAACCGCCCTGGACGCCATGTCGAAGGGGCTCACGGGAGCCACCAAGGGCCTCAAGGAGATGGGGATCACCATCCCCGAGATCCCGAAGGGGCTGGACGAGGCGGGCAAGGCGGCGTTCATCTATGACGAGATCCTGAAGCAGTCCGGCGCGGCGTCTGCCGCCTGGGCCGGCAACTCGGGCGACGTGGAAACGAGCATGGCCCGCGTGTCGGCGGCGATGACTGACGCGAAGGCGGCCATCGGAGAGGGCCTGCTCCCCCTGATCGCGCCACTGGCGGAGAAGTTCGCGGGGCTGGCCAGCACCATCACCGAGAACGTCGGCTATGCCATCAGCGACCTGCAAGATGGGGACTTCGTTGCCGTCCTGAATGACCTGGGCCTGAGCATGGATACGGCCACCAAGTTCGGCGAGCCGTTGCAGGCCATGTTCGAAGAGCTACGCACAGCCTTCGCGGATGCGGGCGGCGGTATGGATGGCATCGTGGCCATCATCGATACCTTGCTCGAAAAGATGGGCCTCATCTCAGCGGGCAACGCGGGGCAAGCGTTCCAAGCCATCAAGGACGCCATCGCTGGCATCGACTGGGCCGGCATCGGTCAATCCGTCATGACCTTCGCAGGCTACTTCAAGGACGGGTTGATGGTGGTCCTGCCCATCGTGGCGGCCATCTTCAAGGATGTGCTATGGCCGGTCCTGCAATCCGTGTTCGGCTTCTTCAAGGAACACACGGGCGTGCTGGCTGCGGTCGGCCTGCTGCTGCTGGCGCTGACCGGACCCATCGGCGCGGTGGTCGCCGCGTTCACGGTGCTCGGTGCGCTTGGCCCGAAGATCGGGGAATGGGTAACCGCCATCGGGACCGGGCTTGTCGGCGGGATCGGGGCGCTTGTTGGCGGGGTGGTGGATGCCGTTACGGCCGTTGTCGATGCCATCATCGACACGTTCAAGTCGCTCCTCGGGATCGCCTCCCCGTCGCAGGTATTCACGGACTTCGGGATCAATCTGCTGGAAGGTCTGGTGGCGGGCGTCCTGAGCATGATCGCCACGGTCGTTTCGACCTTCGGCTCCCTGGGCGAAGCGGTGTTCGCGGCCTGGGAGGCGATCAAGGCCGGCGTTATGGCCACGGTTGAGATGATCCGCGTGATGATCTCCGCCAAGTGGGACGCCATCGGGGAGTATCTGTCGGCCAAGCTGGACGCCATCAGCAAGATCATATCGGACGCCTTCGACGCGGCGCGCGCGGTCATCGAGACGATGGTGGCCAAGTACCTGGCCATCGTGACCGAAGCTTGGTCCAACATCTTCGACGCCATCGACACCGCGCTCGGCAAGGTGCGCGCCGTGGTCGATACGGTGCTGTCCTTCGTGGAAGAGAAGACCGGGATCAGCATGGGCGCCATGCGGACTGTGGTGTCCGATGTCATCGGCGCAGTACAAGGATTCTTCGACGGGCTGAAGCTAACGGTCTCCGAGGTCATCGGGGCTGTAGCCGCGCTCCTGACGGGCGACTTCTCTGGCGCCTTGGACGGGATGAAGCGGGCGGCATCGGCTGGCCTGGCGGCGGTCATGGGCCTGTTCTCTGGTCTCGGCCGCGCCATCGGTGACGCCATCGGCAACGCGAAGGACATGCTTCTACGGGTCGGCGGCGACATCGTCGAAGGGCTGAAGGCGGGCATCTCCAAGGCTTGGGATGCCCTGATCAAGTGGATAGGCGGGCTGGCTGATGCCCTACCAGCTCCGATCAAGAAGGCCCTCGGTATCACCTCCCCGTCGAAGGTCATGCGCGACCAGGTCGGCATCCCCATCGGGCAGGGCATCATCGCGGGTGTGGCCAACGCTCTGAAAGCCAACCCCATCGCGGGGATTGTCTCGGAGTGGGCCACCGCTGGCGGAGCCGCCACCATCGGCGCGGCCCTGGGTGGATCACTGAAGGCCGCCATCGTCGCTGGCCTCCTACTGCAAGGCCGGACGGATGGCGGCGCGCTGATCGAAGGCAAGATCTACGGCGACTGGGGCGCCAACGCCAAGGTGGCCAACGGGCGCATGGGCTTGCAGAAGGGGCCGGGGATCGCTGACAAGCCGACTGATAACGGGGTCCGGGCCGACGCCTTCCGTAGCGGGCGCGGCGGCTTGCTCGCCGCCTCCTCGTCCAACTACTGGCAGGTTTTCGTCCAGCGGTTCGGCGTCCCGACCGAGGCCAGCGCCCGCAAAGTCTCCAAGCAGCTGGGCATCCCCTTGCCGAGGTGGTTGGAGGACATATTCCACCCGCCGCAGGGTGAGACGGTAGACGCGCCGGACGCGCTGAAAGACCCGGCCCCGGCCCAGGAAGCGGGCGCGGCGATGAAGCAGCTGGCCAAGGCGGCCAACGACGCGGCCGGGGCTATCGGCAAGATGGCCCCGGTGGGCATTGACCTGGACGCGCTGCGCGGATCGGCGTTCAAGCTGCGGCAGAACTTCGATGACCTGGCGCCCATCATCGGCGGCATCGTTCGCGCCCTTCCACCCGGCAGCGGCGGGCCTGGCGGACCCATCCCGATCCCTGGCCCCGGCGGCTCGACCACGTTCGGCGGCAGCGGCTCGGCGGGCATCCCCGACGTGGCGGTGAGTGCCCAGAACGTGACGCTGCGTGGCCCGCTCAATATCGGGATGACCGCCAACCTCCAGGTCGGCGGCGGGCGCTCCCTGACCGCTGAGCTGGTATCCGCGCTCGTGGTGGACACGCCCAACCTGGACAAGCTCATTGAGGCCGAGGACCGCCGGAGGGCGCAGAAGTCATGACCCACTATGACGTATACATCTGCACCTCGTGGACCAACGCCCACGCGACCGGCAACTCCTACACCCAGCTCAACGGTTCCTCCAAGGGCGCCGCGTCGGCGTTCACCCGCGTGGCGGAGTGGCGGCCGAACGGGGCCATTGAGTTCCCATCGGAGACATCCCCGGTCGGCACCCGCTCGGGCGGCCTGGCATCCACCAGCACGGTCTATGGCGAGATGCGCGGCGGCGTGCTTCGGGTGCGATCCACCTACGGGGGCGCAGACACCGGGACCGATCTGCGGGCCGAGATGCAGGACGAATGGTCAACGCTGGCCGGCACCATCTCCCCGGCGGATGGCGAGATCCTGCTACGCCTGGACCGGCCCAACCGCTCGGCCTCTACGCTGTCCCGGCTGCTGATCTGCCGGGTGGCCGAGTCCATGGAATGGGCGCCGCCGAACGAGCGGCCCGATACGCAGGCCATCGTCATGGACTTCCCCTTGGAGGTTCGCTACCCCTACTACCTGACGCGCACCGCCACCAGTACGGCTTACGCTGGCGTGGGGACCAGCTTCAGCTCCAACACCATCGCCAACGGTGGCCACACGGACGGGCTGGGCCTGACGGTGGAGATCACCGCGAAGACGGGCAGCCCGACCCTCGTGACCCTGGAGAACACAACCACGGGCCTTACCCTGCTGTGGACGATTGCCACGGCCGCGACGGCGAACGACCGGCTGTCCTGGTACGGGGACGACCCGCGCAAGGTGAAGCTGACCACGTCCAACGCCTCGCACCTGGGCACGTCGGCCGCCAACGCCAACCCGGCACTCGCTCGCGGCAACAACACGATCAAGCTCAAGGTCAACTCGGGCACCATCAACGCCACCGTCTACACGGCAAACGAGTTCTACACGGTCTGATCGATGGCATCCCCGCTCGCGCTCTGGGTGCGCTCCGCAGACCGAACCGCTGGGATGCCGGTGACGGACTGGCTGTCGTTCTCCTGCGAGGTCGGCAAGTTCAGCACCCAGGGCAGCGCCACCCTCATCGTCCGGGCGAACGACCCGTGGATCACGATGACCGCGCTCGACATCAGCGGCATCGAATACGGGGCGGCGCTGAGCCTTGACGTGTACTGGCAGAACATGACGACGCCGCTGCTGAGCGGACCGACCACCTCGGTCAAGATGGTGGAGGACCGATCCGGGGCGCGGATCGAATTCACGTTCGAGCGGTGGGCCGCGCACTTCCTGAATCGGCGGATCAACCTTAGCTCGACCTATGCCAAGTTCGACGCGGCACCCGCGACGGCGGACAACGCCCTTGCCACGCTGCTACGGAATAACGGCTTTGACGCGGGCGCGACGATAACGCCCATCGGCTACCCGGCCACGCGCACCGACTTCGGCCCGGTGGCGGTGACCACCCCGGCCGGCGGCGGGGCGCATGCGACCACGGTCAACATCGATGTCTCAGACGGCCGCCGCCTGCTGGAAGAGGCCGAGCGGCTGATGGAAGCATACAGCATGAACCTCACCCTGGCCGAGACATCGGCGGGGGTCTTCACCCTGACGGTGGACCCCACATACCAGGGCTCGGACCTGACGGACCAGGTGAGGCTTTCCCTTGTGCGCGGGTCCGTCACCGAGTACTCGGAGACGGTGGACTATTCGGCCATGGAGAACACGCTGAGCCTCGCAAGTTCCAGCGGCGGCGGCATACGGTCATTCACCTACGACGCCACCAGCGTGACGGACTACGGCGTCTATGAAGGCGCCTATGCCCCGACCCAGTATGACACCACGGCGGCCGGGGAGGAAGGCTCCTACCTCAAAACCCGCTTCGCTAACCCAACGATCACCTACGACTGCACGGCGGTGGACCAGCCTGGCGCCACGTTCAACATCGACTACACGATTGCCGACCTGGTCACGGTGGAGTCGGCCGCGTGGGGACGCACTACCGAGCAGCTGGTCATCGGCGCGAAGATCGATGCTCGCGGCCGGTTCCCCATGGCTAGCGCGGTCCTGGGCACCCCCCGCCAAGGCTACAACCCGGCCACCCGCGAGGGCGCCGGAACCATGCTCGGTCGGGGTCGCGGCCTCGGCACCCGCTACGGAAGGGCGACCCCATGAACGATGTCCTCCAGAACCCGTCAACCCTGACCCCCCTGGCCCTCCTGGGCCTGGTGGTCGTCCAGGTGGCGCAGCTATTCCGTGGACACATGGACGCCAAGGCGGGCCGCGAGGCGAAGATCGACGACTCGCTGGCGTCCATCCTCCAGCGGGTCATGGACCAGCACGCCCAGGCCAGCGAGCGCCACGCCGTGGCGATGGACAAGGTTGGCGCCGCGCTATCCGAGGTCCAGGCGCATATGCGGGACACAAACAACGTTCTGTCTACGTTCTCGCACCGCCTGGAAGCGGTCGAGCGCCAACTGGCGGCGGGCCAGGCCGCGCCGCTGCCCCCGATCAAGCTGCCGACGGGCCGCGCCCGTGCGAAGGCGGATTGACGCATGGGTAGACCGCACCGCGAGCCGCGCACCCCGGAGAACGACCCGGTCCTGGCCGAGGTCGTCCGCCTGCGGAACGATGACCGGGCCACCTGGTCCGACATCGGCCGCGCCCTACGGCTGACCAACGCGGGCGCTCAGCAGATGTACGCCCGCTACTACACCGCCATGGGGGCGGAGCCGCCCGTCTCCGGCAAGGTCCGCCACCCCGGCACGGTGGTGGTCTATGGCGCCCCCTACACCCCCGGTGAGGCCCCCGCTAGCGCCGCTGCTATGCGGGGGGTAGCAGAGTCCGACGATGCCCCCGAACGCGCCCCAGACGCGCCCGTAGCGCAGCGCATCACCATCAAGGCCGAGCGGCGGGCGGGCTGGTCGCAGGCGGTACTGGTGACATCGGATCACCACTTCGACCACGTCCACTGTGACCGTGACCTGCTGAAGTTCCACCTTGAGCAAGCACGCGCCCGCAAGGCTGGCGTCCTGATCCTCGGGGACTTGTTCTGTGCGATGCAGGGCCGCATGGATCGGCGGGCGGGCAAGCCGGACCTTCGGCCCGAGTACCTGGTCGATGCCTACGCGGATGCCATCGTGGACGACGCCATCGACTGGTACACCCCCTACGCGGACCTGATCTGGCTGATCAGCTACGGCAATCACGAGAGTGCTTACCAGAAGCATCACGAGACGGACATCCTGAAGCGGCTGCACCGGGGCCTGTCCCGCGTGCCGGGCGCCGCGCCGCTCCTGGGCACCTATGCCGGGTGGCTGAGCTTCGACCTGGACTTCGGTGACGACGGGCCGGGCCAGCGGCTACGGATGCGCTACCACCACGGGTGGGGTGGCGGCGGGCCGGTGACGCTCGGGACAATCGGGACCAACCGCCAGGCGGCGTCGGCGGACTATGACATCTACGCCCAAGGCCACATTCACGAGCAGTGGGCGGTGGCCAGGATGCGCGAAACGGTGGACGCCGACGGCCACGCGGTTGCGCGGCGGGTGCCGCATATCTGTGCCGGCACGTACAAGGGCGAAGGCGGCGGCGGCCAGGGCTGGCACGTCGAAGGGGGCCGGCCGCTGAAGCCGCTCGGTGGCTACTGGTTGCACCTGTACTGGAGCGAGCGGCAGCAGTGCGTGTTGCCCAAGACCGAGGAGGTGGACCTGTGATCCCATTCCTGGCCCATGCCACCATGCGGGTCTATGTCGCCGTGTTCGGGCGGCAGGCCGCGCGCTTCCACCTGTCCCGCATCCTGACCGCCCTGACCTTGATGGACGAGATCGGCGAGACCGTCACGGGCATGGACGACGATGACGGCGGCGACGATGACGACTCGGAGGATGGCAGACCGATGCGCCGCGCCATCCGCCGGACCACGCGCAAGGCCAGCCCGTCGCGGCTCCGCCCCTGGTGGGGACAGGTTGCCCGCGCCGCGTGGCGGGCCAGCGAGCCTAAGGACGGGGCGCCATGACCCGCCGGGCGATGGGCCTGCACGTCCAGGGCACGGGCGCCAACGTGGCGCTCGGCACCTACATCCGCGCCGTGCGTCCAAGCATGGTGAAGTGGATGGCCGGCACCGCCGATCCCGCGCTTGTCGCCCTGGCCAAGTCTGTCGGCGCCATCACGGTCATGCGGGTCTACTGGCAGGACCAGGACCGCCGCCAGTTGGACGACTACCTGAAGGCGGTTGAGCGGGCCATCCTGGCGCATCCGGGCATCGACGCCTTCGAAGTCTCGTTCAACGAAGCGCACCAGGCCGGGGATGACCTGGCATGGAAGGCGGCGGCGGATGTCCGGGGCATGGAGCTATGCGAGCGCCACGGCCGGAAGGCGGTCATCGGTAGCTTCTCGGTGGGGATGCCGGACCTGGCCGAGTGGCCCCGCTACCGCCCAGCCCTGGAGCGGGCGGCGTCCGGCGGACATTACCTGGGCCTCCACGAGTACGGGGGCGGCTCGGCTGGGATGCGCGCCATGGTGGAAGGCGACGGGCCGACCGCGCGCGGCTGGGCGTTCCTACGTCACCGCCGCGTGCTGGACTGGGCGCGGGGCGCGGGTGTTCGGATGCCGAGCATTCTCATCACCGAGGCGGGCATCGATGTGCTCGGCCAGGCGGACCGGCCGACGCGAGGGTTCCAGACGGTGGCGGGTGTGGTGGACTACCCGACGCAGCTGCGCTGGTGCTCCGAGCGGCTGGCGGAGACTCCCGAGGTGGTCGGCTGGTGTGACTTCGGCTGGTCATCCGATGATCCGCAGTGGTGGGCCTTCGATCTGTCACGGGACGGGGATGCACTGGCCCGGACGATGAACCTACAGGCGGCGCTCCCCGACACGGGCGCCGCCCCGACCCCAGGAGGGACAACCATGGACCTTGGCGCCATGCTTGCCGCCGAATTCGGCAGCCTCTACAGCGATCTACGGGCCTCGCTCCCCCGCCATCCCAACGGGCCGGCCGGCGACTTCAGCCCCCGCGCCCTGGGCAATATCGACATCCTGGCCGTGCACCATACCGCCGGCCCCAAGGGGCAGACCTGGCCGCAAATCGCCCAGGAGCATATCAGCGGGCGCGGCTGGGCGGGCATCGGCTACCACATCGGGATACGCGGCGGCTCCGTGTCCTACATCGGGGACGTGTCCCTGGCCCGTGCCTGCTGTCTGGACCAGAACCATCGCGTTCTGTGCGTGGTCCTCACCGGCAACTACGAGGAAGAGACGGTGGACAAGGCCGACGCCGAAGCCTTGCGCCGGGTGGTCGCCGTCTGCCAGCGGTGGGCGGCCGGCACGACCCGCCGGACCCTGGCCGTCAAGGGGCACCGGGAAGTGCCTGGCCAGCAGACCGCCTGCCCCGGCCGCAACCTGCTACCGCTTGTCCACCAGATCGCGTCCGGCGCGGCTCCAGCCCCTGGCCCAGCACCACAGCCCGCGTTCCGCTGGGATAAGGCGGTCTGGGCCATGGAACAGTCCACCCGCATCTTGGAGCGCGAAGGCTTCCAAGCGGAGGCCGCCTACGTGGCCAACACCTACACAGCCGCCGCCAAGAAGAAGCGGGACGCCCGCTAACACCGTGACCGATCCGGGCGCCGTGCCCGGTCAACGCATCTTCGGAGGTGCACCCATGGACTCCAACCCGATCATCGTCGCCCTGCTGGCTCTGCTGGCGCTTCCGGGCGCGACGTCGCTCCTCGTCTCGCTGATCCGCAAGGCCAGCGACGCGAGCGGCGTCAAGCCCGAGGTCATCGTCTATGTTGCTTCGCTCGCAGTCACCGGCTTGCTGCTGGCGACTGGCACCGTAGATCTCCCCGCCTGGACCGGCGACCCGACCGCCTACGTCGGCGCCTGGCTGGCCTGGGGCACGGTCAATGCCGAGCTGGCCCGCCGCGTCTATGAGCTGCTGTGGCAGCGCCTGGCGCCTACCGCGTGACGCACCGGGCCGGGCGGCTCCGGTCGCCCGGCCCCCTCGCTTGGAGGACGCACCATGAAGTCTGTTCACCGTGCCGAGCTGATAGACGAGCTGGCCCGATCCATGGGCGGCGATAGGCAGGGGGCGGAGGTCGCTATCAATGCCCTGTTCGGCGACCTGTCCAGCGGCGGGGGGGACGGCGTCATCGCCCTGATCCTGAAGCGCGGCAGCCCCGTCGTCATCACCGGCTTCGGCACATTCACCCCGCGCGGGCACTACGCCACCACGATCCCCAACCCGAACGGGGAACCCATCAGCGTCCCGAGCTGGCGCGGGGTGACGTTCCGGGCGGGCGCTGCGCTGCGGCGCGCGGTCCAGCCCGAAGTCCGGCTCTGGCCGGTGCATCGATAGGAGCGAGACGATGTCCGACTCCGAGATTCTGGACAAGGTCTACGACTGGGCAATGGCCTACGAAGACCGCGTCTCGCCACGCGACGCCGACCGCCGCTTCTACGATGAGGCGGTGGACGAAGTGCTGGCCATCCTGGCCGACCGCGTTTGGCTGGACTCCGACGGCGTGCCGGTCGAGCCCGACGACCCGAACGCGGTGACAGGCGCATGAACCGCCGCGCGCTCGCCCTTGCCTTCGGCCTGGCCGCTGGCGTCCTGTTGTGGATCATCGCACCCCACGCCGGGCTGGCCGGCTGGTGGGAACTGAGATAGGAGCACTATCATGGCCATCACCACAAAGACAGCCGCCGACATCGTCTATGGGCCGGACCACGCACTGCACCCGGTCATCAAGGGGGCAATGCTGCGGCAGGCGCGCATCATCCGTGACGCCGTGGATGGTACCGCGTCGGAGTTCCACCAGCGATGGGCGCGGCAGGTGCTCGGGGGCAACGATGGCAGCTATCCGGCGATCCTTCGCGAGCTGTCGCTACGGCAGGCGGTCCAAGACCTGTACGTCGCGGGTGGCCCGTATGACGAGACGGCGGCGGGGCAGGTGCGGACCAATCTCGCGGCTATCTTGAACTCGGCCATCGCGGCGCAGCTGGGCTGATCCCGTGGCAGCGGTCAACCCCGGCACGACGGGCCTTGTCCACTGGTGGTCGCTGGATGAGACGAGCGGCTCTCGCCTGGACTCGCACGGGTCCAATCACCTGACGCCTGTCGGGTCGCTGTCGTATGCGGCGGGGAAGGTGGGCAACGCGGCCGACTTCGAGGTGGGGACCACAGACTACCTAACGCTGGGGTCTGCGGTGTCCATTGCCGGGGCGTGGAGCGTGTCGTTCTGGTGCAAGCCCGAGAGCTTCATCAGCGGCCGCTACGCATTCTTCTTTTCGCACAGCAGCCTGACCGGCGGCACCTACTATGTGTACCACGACAATAGCAACCAGTGGTACGAGGTACCGAATGCTGTAGGGACGCAAACCCTGTCCACGGGGACCTGGTACCACATTACCATTGTCAACAGCGGCAGCGGCACATACACCGTCTACCAGAACGGCGCGGCCTACTCAACCAGCGCGGCATCCGGCACGCTGAAGATCAACCAACTGGGTCGGTTCATCACGAGTAGTACCAACTTGTTCGATGGGCTCATGGATGAGTTTTCGGTCTGGTCGGTGGCGCTGTCGGCCGACAACGTGGAGTATCTGTACAACTCCGGGGCGGGCATTGCCTACTCGGGGCTCAACACGCAATCCATCGTCCCGCATCTCGCGGCCCATACAGACTGGTGGTCCCGATGAGCCTACCCATCCTCCCCGGCGCTACGTCTCAGTCCGTCTACATCAAGGCGATCGACAATACAACGGGCCTGGCCGCCACCACCGTCACGAGCGCCACGGCCGGGCTGTCAATCAGCTACCAAAACACGCAGACGGGGACCGTCACAGCGATCAGCTTGTCCGACCTGGCCGCGTCGAACTCGGCCTGGTCCAGCGGTGGCATGAAGCACATCGCGGGTGGCGTCTATCGGCTGTGCATCCCTGACGCGGCTGTGCCTGCCACCGAGGGCGCCCGGACCATTATCAGCGGGGCGGCGACCGCGTTTCAGATCCTCGGGTGCGAGCTGGTGGGCAAGCCCGTGGAAGTTGTCAGCGGCTCGCTCGTGGCGGCCTCCGTCTCTGGCGCTGTCGGATCGGTGACCGGGGCAGTCGGCAGCGTGACCGGCAACGTGGGCGGCAACGTCGCGGGGTCCGTGGGCTCGGTGGCCACGGGCGGGATCACATCGGCCAGCTTCGCCTCCGGCGCCACCATCCCGCGCGTCACGCTGGCGGATACGCTGACCACCTACACGGGCAACACCCCACAAACGGGGGACAGCTACGCACGGATCGGCGCCCCCGCTGGAGCCAGCGTGTCGGCTGACATCGCATCGAACACCGGCAGCCTCAGCACGCTCCTGGCCCGGATCGGCGCATTCACCGGGACCGGGATCAATACGGTGCTCGGCTTCTTCAAGGCGCTGGCCAAGTCCGACGCCAGCGCACCGTCCGACATGGGCGGAACGTTCAACCCGGCGACAGACAGCCTGGAAGCCGCAGCCGACAACGGGTCCGGGGGCGCAACCGCCGCCGAAGTGTGGGCCTACGCGACCCGCACCCTGACCCAGGGCGCCAGCTCCGTCACGGCCGCCGTCACGGGGTCCAGCGTGACCGTCTACCGTGGCACGCGGTGGTCCATTGCCCTGACGGGCCTGCCTGCCAACACGGGCTACACCGCGATCATCCTGTCCGTCAAGCGCCGCGAGAGTGACGCCGACAGCGCGGCCATCTTCCAGGTTCGGACCACCACGGGGCTTACGGCGTTCGCGGGTGCGCCCACGGTGACGGCGGGGCAGGCGGCCATCACGGTCAACTCGTCAACGGCCATCACCATCACGGCGGAAGCGGCGACCACGGTCTACGCCACCCCCGGCACGTACAGCTACGGGATCAAGTACCTGGACGCGTCAGGCTTTCCGAGCCAGGCGAGCGATGGTGGCGTGTGGACCGTGGTTGGGGACATCCCCAAGGCGATCAGCTAGCGCGTCAGTCGGTCAACGAGAGAGGCCCCCGGCAGCGGATCGCCGGGGGCCTCTTGTCCTTCCACGGGGGACGGATTGCGGGGGATCTGTCACGCGGGGGAGGACGGGTCGGGAACCCACGTGTAGGTAAACTGGCCAGGGTGGTGCTCGTGAACTTCAAGCGTCCACCCTGTCCCGCCGTAGTAGAATCTGGCGCCATGCAAGCGGGGGTGGAACCTTGGCCCATTCTTCTGCGCGCCATCCCCCACGATCCGCTCCGCCGCCGCCAGCACTGCCGCCGCGTCCATCGGCTTGTCCGTCACACCGCACCCCCTGTCTGCCGCCACCCGCTCCGCTCCCGCCGCCCCGCCTTGGCGTAGCATCGGCGCTCGTTCTGGCGGCGGCGGTGATCGCGCATCTTGACGAGCCACACCATGCGGCTGAGCGTTGGCCCCATGACGTGGCGCACCTCTTCGATGAACCGCGTCAGCGCCTCGCGGACGCGGTTCATCACTTCCCCGATCCGACGCATGGTGTCTGCCACTTCTGCCGCGCTGGGCATGACGCCATCGGTCGCAAGGTCATCCGTCACACCGCACCCCCTGTCACCTTCATGTCTGCCAGTCTCCGGTACGCGGTCCGCTCCGAACACCGTTGCTCCGCCATGATCGCCGCCACCGCCGCCGCTTTCGTCCTGCCACCGTCTGCCACGGGCTCCGCCTTCTGCTGCCGCAACGCTGGCGCCGCCGCTGTCACGGTGCTGGCGCGCGGAGCCTTGCGGGTCACGGGAACCCTTGCGGGGCGGGGCTTGTCGGCTTCCTTCGCCTGCAACGCTGCCAGCGTCACGCGCATGGCGTGCTCAGCCGCGAGCGCGAACAGTGGCAGGATGGCAGCGCCTACGCCGATGTCGGCCCACGAGGCGGAGCGCACGTTGGCGGCACCCCACCGGGCATTCACGTAGACGGATGCCACGATGCCCAGCCACTGCGCCAGTGGCAGGGCCAGCCCCGGCACGGGTCCGCCGACGATCTGCCGCGCCACGATTGGCGCCATGATCAGCCCGTCGATTGACAGTGCTGCCACGTAGGAGGCGGCAGCCCAGCCCGGCGGCATCCACGGGCGGAGCCACGCGGCAAGGTGGAGGTAGCTACTGGACAACGCGCCGATGATGGCGCCACCGAACAGGAGGTAGAGGGCGGCGCGGCGGGTCATGTGTCCCCCCACGTGCGCTCGATTGACCAATATGCTTCCATCCCGTAGTCGCAAGCCACGCGCACATCGACAATCAACCGTCGTCGCCCCGTGGGCCACGCCGTGACAAAAGACGGGTCTTTGGGATGGGGGTGGCGGATCGGATCGGAATCGTCTTCTATCTCGTTCTCGATATAGATACTCCGCCCCATCAGATCATCGTGTTCTGTTCGCACCCCGTAGAGGATCAGCGTGTAGCGCGGCGCCTTGCTCAAAGCCCGCCATCCTTCCACGAGTCCACTGCGCCAGTCTGCCACAAATCGGGCAGGGCTGGCATGGCGTTCGGCTTCGGTAGCAGTCCGTCCCTCATCTGGCGGCTCCTGATCTGGTCTTGCGCGTTGGCGGCGGAGATGCGCCGCTGTAGGTCCAAGCTGTCCGGGTGCTGCCACAGTCCGGGCGGCCACGCAGCCATCATCTGCGCCGCGTCCTGGTTGTGGCGGTCCCGCGCACCCTTCCATGCGTAGATGCCCGCGACCGCGCCCACGAGGACGAGGACAAGGACGGTGTGCCACTGGGTCCATGATTGCGCCATGGCGTAGACGATGCCCGCGGCGATTGCCAGGGCGGCAACGATGCCGAGGAGGCCCAGGTAATGCTCTGAGGCGGCGGTGGGGCGGGGGTCGGGAGTCATGGGGCGCCTCGAATCTCATCAACGTGCGCCCGGAGAATGCCAAGGGCCTTAGAAACGGGCAGCGCGTCACCGAAGGACCAGGCCGAGAAGGCAATATCTAGCACCGACAGCGCGGCCTCAAGGTCGCCATACAGCTCCTCCATAATCCTCCGGCGTATCTCTGACTCGATGAACTCGACCCCTATATCAGCCATCGCGCGTTGATCGACTTGATAGGCGGCCCCCAAGCTCAATCGACCCCGGAAGAGACGGACATCCCTCGCGATGTCCTCACTGGTTGTCGCCTCCTTGACCTCGATCATGTCTCGCTGGATCATCACCACCCCCTGTTACTGGGCTACTCGCCCACGGCACGGGCGCCGTGGGGGGTCGGGAAGGGGATCAGGTTGCCCGGAGTAACCCGGTACCCCAGTAACCGCTCGGCCGTGTCGCGCACCCGCCGCGCCCGGTCCATGCCGATCCCATGCGCCGCTCGGATGCGCTTGGCGCTCGGTGGCTGGCCGGTGCGGGTTGCCTCTTCGACGGCGGCGGCGATCAGGTCGTCGTCCGGCTCGCGCATGGCAGCGTAACGGTCGGGGATCGCGTCGGCCTTTGGAGCGGTCGCCCCGTCGTCCAGCATCCGCCACGCGGGGTCATCGGCCGGCGCCCACGCCACGCCCATCCGCACGGGCGGCGCGTGATCCAGGACCGCCAGCATGTCGCCCTGCCCGCTCAGCAGCGTGGCATCCGGCGATCCGATGATCCGCGACGACGATGCCCGATCCGCCAGCACCCCCGTGATGCGCGTCCCGCACTGGCGGGAGAATAGCGGGTCCACCTGGTCCGCGCGCGGCTCCTGGTACCCTGCCACGATGCGGACGCCAGCCTCCAGGCACCGGGCCGCGATCCTGCCAAGCGTGGCGGAGTCCATCTCCTGGGCCTCATCTGCGAACACGGTCAGCAGGGGCGCGGTCTGCCCGGCAGCGAGGCGCCGGTCAACTTCCGCCAGCACCCAAGCCAGGACCGCGTTGGACCCTTCCGGCCCGCGCCCGATGGCCCGCTCCAGGGCGGCCGATCCGGCGAAGGCATCCCACCGCCGGCCCTTGCCGTCGGCAATCACCAGCCGCGCGTCGGCCCGGACAGCGTGCAGGGCCAGCACTTGCATCGCGGTGGTCTTGCCCGAGCGGGTGCTGCCGCAGAAGACGGCGTTGGACTCGCGGCTCAGGTCCACCTCTACGGGCTTGCCGAGCGCGGTAAGCCCGATCTGCCACGGGGCCATGCGGGCGAGCGGCACGCGGGCGGGGCGGAGCTTCGGGACTTCGATGGCCAGCAGCCCACGCGCGTCCTGGTACACCCGCACGCCAGACCGAGCCAAAGCGTGGCACAGCTCCGGGCCGGTGGCCATGGCGTCGCGCACCCGGCCGACAAGGACTTGCAGGCGCACGGTCAGCATGGCCGGGCCGTCGAAGTGTGGCGCGGCTACCACGCTGGTGGTCATGATCCCAGCGGTGGCGAGCGTCTGCCTTACTCGGGGGATGATGGTGGTAGGGTGGTCGGGGTCCATATTCGTCTGTCCTCCCGGGCTCTGTCCCGCCATGCGGCGTCAATGAGGCGGCGGATCATCTCCGAACGGCTGACCCCCCACTGGTCCGCCAGCGCCCGGAGCCTGGCCATGTGGTCAAGGGTCAGGCAGTGATTGAAGCTGTTGGGCTGTCTCATGGCCGCCATCCTACCACGGCCGGGCCAGTTTCGTCAAGGGTCAATATTGGGTGTTGACAAATGGGATTGTATCGTATACAATTGCGCTACATCCGAACGGGCGCAGCGCCCACCACCAACAGGGAGACAGACAATGAGCAAGAGCGACTGGACGGACGTTGGACCGATCACCACCGACGACGCCACGACCGAGGCCGCATCGCTGGCCATGGGCGCCTTCGTGGCACCGTTCAAGGGCCGCGCCCGCGTGGCCGCCGCCGGCGCGGCGGCCATCGTATGGAACCGAACGGTTCGCCCGATGACCTACGATGCCACCGAGACCAGCGCGAATGTCCGCGCGATTCTTGCGGACCCGTCCATCGCCAGCGCCGACCGCGCGGCAATCCTGACGTACATGGCCTAACCGATGACCTATCACGAGTACATCGAACGGAAGTCACAACTAGGGGGCGAACATGGCTTCGCGCCCGTCTGGGAACCCGATTTCCTATTCGACTTCCAGCACGCGCTGGTTGAATGGGCGCTCCGCAAGGGGCGGGCGGCCATCTTCGCCGACTGCGGTCTGGGCAAAACGCCGATGCAACTGGTATGGGCGGAGAACGTTGTCCGCAAGACTAACGGGCGCGTGCTGATCGTGACGCCGCTCGCGGTATCGCATCAGACCATCCGCGAGGCGGCGAAGTTCGGCATTGAGGCGCGGCGCTCGGCAGACGGCACGGCTTACAGCGGGATCACCGTGACGAATTACGAACGGTTGCACCTGTTCAATCCGAACGACTTCGATGGCACGGCGTGCGATGAGTCCAGCGCGATCAAGTCCTTCGATGGCAAGCGGAGGCAGATTGTCACGGACTTCATGCGGAAGCAGCGGTATCGGCTGCTGTCCACCGCGACGGCCGCGCCGAACGACTACATCGAGCTTGGCACGTCCTCCGAAGCACTCGGCCACCTTGGCCATATGGACATGCTGGGCCGCTTCTTCAAGAACGATAACAACACGATTGACACCAAGTCCCGCATGATCGGCTACGGCGCACCACGCCAGCGCCGGACGCCTGGCTGGCGGTTCAAGGGCCACGCAGAGGATGCGTTCTGGCGATGGGTGGCATCGTGGGCGCGCGCGCTCCGCCGTCCGTCTGACCTAGGCTTCGATGATGAGCGGTTCATCCTGCCGCCGCTTGTGGAACGCGAGCATATGGTCAACGCTCGCACGGTCAAGCAGGGCATGCTATTCAACGTCCATGCGATAGGCTTGGACGAGGAGCGGGAAGAGCAGCGACGCACCATCCCCGAGCGATGCGAGATGGTGGCCGACCTGGTCACCGGGACCGGCGAGCCCGCCGTGGTCTGGTGCTATCTAAATGATGAGGGGGACACCCTAGAGCGCATGATCCCCGATGCCGTCCAGGTATCGGGCTCCGACTCCGACGATGTCAAGGAGCAGCGGTTCATGGCGTTCGAGGCGGGCGACGCACGTGTCATGATCACCAAGCCCAAGGTCGGCGCATGGGGCCTCAATTGGCAGCACTGTCATCACATGACATTCTTCCCCTCGCATAGCTTCGAGAGCTACTACCAAGGCGTCCGCCGATGCTGGCGGTTCGGCCAGACCAAGCCCGTGACGGTGGACATCGTGACGACAGAAGCCGGACACGATGTCATGGCCAACCTACAGCGCAAGGCGGCGGCGGCCGACGTCATGTTCTCCCGCCTTGTCCAGCATATGAACGATGCGCTCGGCATCGTCCGTCAATCCGAACATACCCAGAAAGTGGAGGTCCCCTCATGGCTATCCTAGACCAGGTCATCACCGATGACTATGCGATCTACAATGGCGATTGCATGGAAGTCCTACCGACCTTGCCGGACGGGTCGATTCACCTGTCCGTCTACTCCCCCCCGTTCTGTGGATTGTACCAGTACAGCAGTAGCGACCGCGACCTGTCCAATTGTGCCGGGTATGACGCATTCTTCGAACAGTACGCCTACATCGTGGAGGAGATTGCCCGCGTGACGATGCCGGGTCGCTTGACCGGAGTCCATTGCATGGACGTTCCAAGCGGCAACACGGGGCGCGACCATTTGATGGACTTCCCTGGCGACATCATCCGACTGCATGCGCGCTTCGGCTTCGATTATGTGGCGCGCTACCACGTCTGGAAAGAACCGCTCGCAGTGCGGAACCGGACGATGGTCAAGGCGTTGGCGCATAAGTCCATTGTGGACGATAGCAGCCGGTGCGCGGTGGCCAGCGCCGACTACTTGCTCATGTTTCGCAAGCGCGGCGACAATCCGGTCCCGATCGCGCATCCGACCGGACTCATGTTCTACGCTGGCGAGCGGCAGATACCGGCGGAGCTGATGCGCTATCGCGGATGGACCGGGAACCAGATTGAGAACCGCTATTCGCACTGGATCTGGCGACAGTATGCGTCAGCGTTCTGGGATGACGTGCGGATCGACCGCGTCTTGCCCTACCGCGAAGCCCGCGATCAAGAGGACGAGAAGCACGTACACCCGTTGCAGCTTGACGTCATCGACCGATGTCTGACGCTGTGGAGCAACCCGGGCGAGACGGTGTTGACCCCCTTCATGGGCGTAGGCTCCGAGGTGTTCGCGGCCGTCCAGAACGGGCGGCGCGGGATCGGCGTGGAACTTAAGCCGAGCTACTACCGACAGGCTGTCAAGAACATGGCGGAGGCCAAGGTCAGGACCGAGCAAGCCGACCTCTTCGCCATGGCGGAGATTGAGGTTCCCGCATGACCTGCGATATCTACGAAGCCATGGCCATCCTTGGCGTTACCCGCGCCATGGTCTACCGCATGGTATCCGCCGGCCGCCTGACCCGTCTGCCTGGCCGGCGGGTCGCCGGGCGCCCGGGTAGGCTGGGTCCATCCTTCGACCTCGAGCAAGTCCGGGCCGTGGCCAAGGCTAGGGGGAGGCCTGTCGAAATTAGTTCTTGACAACCGCGAGATAATCGTATACAATTGCCGTATCACCCAAAAGAGCCCCGGCGGCGCAGTGAACGCCCCGGGGCACGGACACAAGAGGAGTACAATCGTGTCAACCGTGAATGCTAGCTCACAGCCCGCCCCCGCGCAAGTCGTCCACCGTGCCCGCCGCGCCGCTGCGCTGGCCGGCTACCACTGCCCCGACTGCGGGGCGGATCATCCGCTCAATGGGCGGATGGATTGCGCCACCTGCCGCCGCATCCACGAGGAGGCGGCCGGCCATTCCTCCGACGTGCTGGCGGAGATGAGCGACAAGCGCGGCCACGTGGTGGACCCCGAGGTCGCCAAGCGCAGCCCCGAGCTGGCCCACGACCTGAAGGTGTACGCCGACCGCCGCGCCGCGAGCGCCTACGCCTGGGCCGCCTGCCAGATGGCCGAGCGCCGGGCGCGCTACCTGGCCGGGCGCCTGGTCCGGGTGGGGGTGGCGGCATGAGCACGCTCAATTTCTTCTGCCAGAACATCGACGACACCCGCGAGTACATCCCGGGCGCGGCCTACGCCCTGGACCTGCCGACCGCTCGGCGCCTGGTCAATCGCTTTTTCGATCTGTGGCAGACCACCGAGCGGCGGACGGCCGAGATGGTGAACGCTGGCAAGTCCACCCGCGATCAGGTCTTGCTGCTGAGCGAACAGGCCGACAGCCTCCGGGCCAGGCTGGCCGAAGCGCGTGACGAGGTCTACGCCCTGCGCCTTCGGGTGGCCGAGCTGGCGGGCGACACCGAGACGATCGCGGAGTACGCGGCCCGGTCTGCGGCCCGCGAGTCGGCGGCCATCTACGGGACGCGGATCAGCGGCGGAGCCGGGAGGCTGGGATCATGAAGACCCTGCTTCTCGCCCTCCTGACCCTGGCCCTGTGGGCCGCCGTGATTGACCGGGGGATCACGGTCCTGGACGCCGACCTGGCCGCTCGCGAGGCCATGGATAACTGCCTGATCGCTGGCGGCACGCCCGCCACCTGTGGGAAGGTGAACCCGTGATCCCATCAAGCGATGTGCACGGGTTCTGGCTAATGGTCGTCCGGCAAAGGGTGGGTGGTGGGTGTTGGCTCTGGCGTGGCGTCGATGGCTGCGACATGACCAAGCCAAGAAAGACGGCCTGGGCAATTGCAAAGAGCCGGCCAGTTGCCTCGGCACCATCACTGACGGTGCCGAGGTGTGACAACCCGCGCCGGTGCGTCAATCCGGCCCATTGCCTGGAGGTGAACCCGTGAACGTGTCCGACATGCTGGCCGAGCTGCGCAAGCCGGCCGAGCCGATGTATCTCAAGACCAAGGACAGCGGCGGGACGAAGGTCAGCTACATCCCCTGGTACAACGCGGTCGCCCTGGCTGATGCCCGCCTCGGTGGTCGCTGGGACCACGAGCTTGTCGAGCACTGGACCGAGGATGCCCAGCGGGGCAGCAGCACCAAGGGGTACACCGCCACGCCGCTGGCGCATGTCCGGGTGCGCGTCACCATCTTCGGGGATGACCGACAGATCAGCCGCGAAGCGGTCGGCGTGGATGACGAGCCGAACGGGCAGCGCGGGACGCCGATGGAACGGGCCGAAGCAGCCGGATTGCGCCGCGCCCTGGCCAAGTTCGGACTTGGCTTGCACCTCTACGGCGGAGCGGCGACCGATGAGCGCAGCTACACCCAGGCCCCGCGCCCTGGCAGAAACGAGGCCGCCGGGGCTCCGCCGCCCAGGCAGGCCCCCCAGGCCGAGCCCCGGTTCACCGAGCGCATCGCCGCCGCCACCACGAGCGCACAGGTGGACGCGCTGCTGGCCGAGATCGCCAAGCTGGACCAGCCGCAGCACCGGGCCAACGCCGAGAAGCTGGCCTTCGAGCGGCTGGTTGAACTGGCGCTGCCCGTGATCCCCAAGGCGAACGCGGCGACCCTGGACCGGATGCATGCCCGACTGGCCGCCCTGCCGAGCGGCACGGCGCAGCTCAACCAGGCGCTCGACCAGATCATCGTCCGCAGCTCCGCGTTGCAGGTGGCGGAGGTGCCCGCGTGATCCAGCACGACATTGCGTGGACGACTGGCCCGATGGCTGGCGCCCACCAGGTGGCGCAGACGCTCGCGGCCGACGTCAGGGCTCGCCGCGCTGACCTGGCCGCCATCCTCCGGGCCGGGGACCGGGCGTGCCGGGGGGCGCAGCTCGTCAGCGTGCACGGGCAGGCGGTGGTCGTGGTGGGGGCCAAGGAATGGCAGGAGATGCGCCGGGCGATGGTAGCGGCGGGCAATGCCCTGGTGGGTGAACGGGGTCAGGTGAACTGATGAACGGACGATTGAACGGGACGATGCAACCCAATTCGACAGGAACCCAAGGAGACAAGCCAATGGAAACCACGACGGGGACGGTCACGATCAAGCCTTTCAACAACGAGCGCATCCGTATTCGCATCACGGGCACCGCCCCGTATGTGCAGAACAACTTCTCTGAGAAGTCCCGCCAGAAGATGAAGGAGACACAGATGGCGGGCAGCACGGCGCGCAAGAGCCGTGCCAAGGAAGCGAAGGACTTCGACGCGGGCTACCTGGGAGCCATGCACATGAGCACCGAGGGGTGGCACGGCATCCCCGCCGCCGCCTTCCGGGCCGCGTGCATCGATGTCTGCCGCATCGTCGGGTTCAAGATGACCATGGCGAAGATGTCCATCTTCGTGGAGGCCGACGGCTTCGACGCGGTGGACGGGACCCCCCTGGTCCGCATCGGAAGTAAGAACGGGCCGGAGCCCGCCGAGCACGCGGTGCGGAACGCGACGGGTGTTGCGGACATCCGCGTCCGCCCCATGTGGCGCGAATGGTGGGTGGACCTGAACATGCGGTATGACGCCGATCAGTTCACCCGCGATGACGTGGTCAACCTTCTGGAGCGCGCCGGTCAGCAGGTCGGCGTCGGGGAAGGTCGGCCGTTCTCCAAGAACAGCGCCGGCATGGGCTGGGGCATGTTCTCCACCGTAACAGGAGCGTGACAAGATGAACGAGACAACCATGGTCGCCCGCTGGCGTGACGGCTCGCGTGGCATCCCGGCGGACGTTGCGGTCTGTGAGTTGACCCGCATCGCCAAGGCGCATGGGGGAATCAGTCCCGCCGTCGTGGTGGACGAGGCCCGGCCGGAAGACGCACCGCTTCACCCGGTGTTCACCTGGGACGACACCATCGCCGCCGAAGCCTACCGCCGAACAGAGGCCCGCCAGCTGATCCGCTCGGTGGAATTCGTGGACACGACCGACCGCGAAGCGCACCCGGTGCCGGCATTCTGTTCGGTGGTCTCGGAGGGGGAGCCGCCGCGCTACATGGCGACCGCCGAAATCGTGACCGACGCGGCGCTCTTGGCATCCGCCCAGCGGGCGCTCCAAGGGCAGATCAAGGGCATTCGTGGGACGCTGGCCGGGTTGTCCTGGCTGGCGAAGACGAGGGCGGGCGAGCATGCCGCCATCGTTGAATCCTTGGAAGGACTGGAGCGTGCGGTCGGTGCGCTCCAGGTGGCCGCCTAGGCAGGTATGGCTCGGCCGGGATAGGTGTGGTCTGGTACGGGTTGGCGTGGCAGGCCCGGCTAGGCGCGGACAGGCGCGGTGGGGCGGGGCTTGGTGCGGTAAGGCGCGGCAAGGCACGGCAGGCGCGGCGGGGCCGGGCTACGCTGGGCAAGGCGCGGTTGAGCGAGGCAGGCGAGGCGGTGCTGGGATTGGTTGGGCACGGTGCGGCAAGTCATGGCAAGGCAGGCGAGGCGCGGCCCGGATGGGCTCGTCGCGGTACGGAGTGGCCGGGAGTGGCAAGGTTGGGAATAGCAAGGCGGGGCAGGCAAGGCAGGGCGCGGACAGGCACGGTAGGGCAGGCGAGGCGTGGTATGGCGAGGCAGGGACTGGCGGGGACAGGCACGGCGGGCATGGCGGGGTTCGGACTGGTCTGGCATGACGTGGACAGGCAACAACAGAATACATCTGCGCAGGCACCCGCGTAGCGAATGCGGGAAGGCCACCCGGCCACGGAGCCGGGACACCTGGCAGGGAGGTGGCGCGGACCAGTATCGACAGCCGAAGCAAGGTGCTGGCGGCCACCGGGCGCCGGGCGGGGCAATCTCCTCCCCTCCCCCGCGAGGTTCAACTCCTCGGCCAGCACATAGACGCACACAACCGATATCAGGGGACCGCCCGCCTCACAGTCCGCCAAGACCGGCGGACGGCCCCCTTCCCGCACCAAGGAGGTGCAAGCGTGGATTCTGCCACAACTGACGTAGAACAGGCCGGGATACCGGCCGATCCGGTGGAGCCGATCAAGCTGTCACCGACCACCGCAGCGGTATACGAGGCCATCCTCGGATGGTTCCGTGACACTGGCGGGGCGCCGCCGTCCATCCGCGAGATCATGCGCCGCTGTGGGTTCAACTCCACGAGCGTGGTGAGCTACCACCTCCGGCGCCTGACCGCTGTCGGGCTCATCCGCCTGGCGCCCGGCGCATCCCGTAGCGTCATGCTCACCGGGGCGCGGTGGACTCCGCCGCCGCCCGCGCGCATCGAGGTCAGCGGCGACGCACCCGGCACCCCGGAGCAGCTGCGGGCTTACTGGGCGAAGGCCAAGCGCGAAGAGCGGGCGCGGGCCGCCAAAGCCGCAGAGGTGGCGGCATGAGCGCCCCGTCGCTGATCCGCCAGGTCTCCCTCGGGCCTGGCATCCCACGGGTGGACATCGAGCCGCTGGACCTGCCACCAGCCAAGCCCGCACCCAAGGCGGAGAAGTGCTGGTTGTGCAACGGAACCGGGCAAACGCTGAATAGCGACCGCTCACCGCGCGTCTGCGGCTGCTGCGGCGGGACGGGGGAGATCGGGGGCGGGCGATGATCATCCGCCGCAAGCTCGACCACGGCTACACCAGCGTCCCGCGCGCGACCTTCGAGGACTCTCGGCTGACCTATGAGGCTCGCGGGCTACTGGCCTACCTCCTGGTCAAACCCAACGACTGGCAGGTCCACGTCACCGATCTGTGCCGAAGGGCTGGCCCCAAGCCGTGCGGACGCGAGCGGATCTATCGCATTCTGAACGAGCTGAAGGCAGTCGGATACGTGACCTTCCATCAGCCCTACGGGGAGGGGCACAGAGTCCTGCCGGGTGAGTACGTCGTGACCGACACGGCGCCCGATCCAGTGGCCAAGGCTCCGCAGTCGGAAAACCCGCACGCGGAATCTCCGCACGCGGAAAACCCGACCGCATACAAAGAACTAACTCCTACTGACTACGAAATAAACCAAACACCATCCGCGCCGAACGTCGCGGCGCGGGGGGCGGCGCAGCGCGCCACGTCCCCGTCCAAGTCAAAGGCACAGCGCCAGCCCAAGCCACTATATGACGCATTCAAGGCCGCCTTCCCCGCCGCCAGCCCATCCATGGCGGGGCGGTTCGATTCAACGTGCGTCGGGCGCGGGTTCACCGTGGATCTCTGGCACGCCTTCATGGCCACGGCTGACGCTCGCAAGGACTACCTTCGTGGAACCTTGACCATGGGGAACGCCCTCAATCGCTTCGTGGCGTGGTGCGATGATCAGGCGCCAGCCCGCCCCTTCACCGACAAGCCGGCGGGCGCCCCGGACAACTGGCGGTCCCTGGTCTACTCCTACGATGGCACGAGGCTATGGCCCGCGCTGGCGCTGCCACGGATGGGCCTGGACCCGCACGCCCCGCCGGCCACCTGGCCCGCGTGGTACAGGGCGTTTGAGGGGGCTGCGGCATGACCAAGCGCACGACCACCCGCCCGTCCCCGCAGCCGCTCGTGCCATCGGCCCCCGATGCCGAGCGGGCACTGATTGGATCGCTCTTGATCGAGGGCGCATCCGCCGACGCTGTGGATGCCTGCTCCAAGATGGTAGACCACACCAGCTTCCTCAACCCCGCATGGGCTTGCGCGTGGCGGTCGATCTGGCGCCGCGCTGGGGATGGTGCTGCCATCGATCCCACCCTCGTCTCGCAGGACTGCGAGTCGGACCCCGAGTGGCCGACCGGAACTCCTGCGCTGTCTCTCCTCCTTGGTGCGTTCGATCAGGCCACCGTCATCACCAATGCCCCGTGGTACGCGCGGCAGGTCTTCGCGGCGGCGCATCGGCGGCGCGTGATCGACACGGCGGCAAAGGTGGCGGCCGAGGCGTACCAGCACACGGGCGACCCGGAGGCATTGCAGGCCAGCGTGTCCAAGGCGTGGGCCGCGCTGGACATCATGCTCGCGGAGACCGAGACGGGGGAGCTTGGCCCGGTATTCGATCAGCTGGAGGCGGACGCGGCGGCCGGGATTGCGCTTGGCTGGCAGACCGGATTCGCCTGCCTGGACGAATGGATCGGCGGCTGTGTGCCCGGCCATATCTGGGTGCTGGGCGGCTACTCAAACGTGGGTAAGTCGATGCTTGCCTGCGCCCTGGCCAACGGCCTGGCCGACCATGGCGCCAAGGTGGCAGTAGTCAGCCTGGAGATGACAAAAGCGCAGATGGCGGTGAGGCTCCTGGCTGGCCGCGTCGGGGCATCGGCCGCGTTCCGGTACCAGGTGAAGCCGGGTCGCCCGCCAGCGACCTGGACCTCAGAAGAGCGGGCCGCCGTCCATCGGGCGCGTCAGACGGTCGAGCGCATTCACGTATACCAGTCCGTCCGCACCCTGGACGGCGTGCAATCTGTGGCGCGGCGCGGCGGGTATGACGTGGTGATTGTGGACTATGGCCAGCTGATGGACACCCATGGCGCACGGAGCGAATACGAGGCCAACACGACCGTGGCGCGCGGCCTCCAAGCCCTGGCCAAGCGGGCGCCTTGCACCGTGATCGCGCTGTCCCAGGTCAGCCAGGAGCATCAGCGCATCGGCCAGCAGGACGCCGTATTCGGGTTCAAGGGGTCCGGCGCATGGGCCGAGGTTGCGGACCTTGGCCTGATGCTGGTCCGCGACAAGGCGACCCCCGAGGTACTGGACCTCCTGGCGGTCAAGAACCGCCACGGGATGAACGCGGCGGCGGGCGCAAAGGCACAGCTGCGGATGGACAAGTCCACCGGGAACCTGACCGAAATCGTGTCGATCCCGGCGCCGGTTGGCCGCGTGCCATATCCGGCCGGCGAGCCCGTGGCCCCATGGGGACAGCCGCGCGAAAGCGCCGACGAAGGGGAGGGGTGGCTGTGATCGTGAACGATGACGTGGTCCGTGGCCTACAGGCGACCATCGCTGCGCTGCGTCGTGAGCTGGCCGACGCGCGGCAGACCATCACCGTCTTGCAGCGCGTGTCCGGCTGGGCTGTCTCTGAGCCGCCGCCGCCCAACGGCTGGACCCCCGCCCGCGACGGCGGCAAGCCTATGGAGATTGAGATATGAACCGCCAAATTGCAACCGCCACCACGATCATCATCGGAGCGACCGCCGCCATCGGCTACCGCGCCGCGAGCGTGCCGGCCATCGCGCCGCCCGTCGCCCGCCCCGCGCGAGCCTACATGCCCGCCCTCGTCAACGTGCCTGCGTGGATGCTGGCCACCGCTGCGCCGCGCCCGACCGTACAACCGCTGCCGCCCGTGCCAACACCGCTGGTGGTCCGTCCGGCCACATACGAGGAGCTGCGCCGAGCGGTGGCGGTGCCGGGCGCCTACGTGGTGCCACAGCCCGGCACGTACCGGCCATCCCGCCCGCTGAAGATCGGGCCGGGCGTGACCCTGGACGGGCAGGGGCAGGTCACCATCTACGGCAAGACGGTGGAACTGTACAAGGCCGATGGGGCAACCGTCCGGCGGATCGCTATCAGGGACGCGGCGGGCGATGGCATCAGGGTCTCACACACGCACCGCGCCACCATCGAAGGGGTGCAGGTGTCAGGCTCCAAAGATGGGGAGCTGGACCTGGTCGAAGGCCCCGACGATGGCGCGGTCATCATCGTGCGGGACAGCTTCATCGGGCCGGGCCGGAAGTGCTCGCTGATCGGAGATCCAGACCAGCGGCAGGACGCCCGGCTGGCGGTGGTCCTGGAGCGGGTGACCTTTGACCGATGCGCGGTCAGGACACCAAAGATCCACCACGCCTTCGTAGAGATGCGAGACAGCACCGTCTACCGGTGGACCGGACCCCGCTTGGATGTACAGATGGGCGGGCGGATCAGGATCAAGGGCAACACCTGGATCGCTGGCCCGGAGTCGCTGCCCGGCTACTACCTGCCCACAGGCGGGCGGGTGGAGGACCTGGGTGGGAACACGTACCGGGAATGGAAGGGGGCGGAATGATGGACTTTGGGCTGGTGGGTCTAGACCCGTCCCTTGCCATTGGTGATGGTTGTTATGTGGTCCTTGGGGCCGACCCCTTTGTAACACCAGATGGACCGTTCATGGTGAAGTTCGGTCTTACTGGGAACTTCCGCCGACGCCTCTACTCCCTCCAAACGAATGCCCCGTGGGCGCTCACCCTCATATGCTGGGCGCCTTGTGGATCAAGGGATGTTGCTCGGGTTCTAGAGGACTTGCTTCTTGCCATGGCCCCGGATCGTATTGGGGCGACTCGGGTGAGTGGCGAGTGGTTCAGCGTTCCGCTGGCTGGCATGGCGCGCATCCACGCATTTGTCCAAGGGATGATGGACCTCTTGTCGGATGCGAATGCAGATGCCCACCGCGACACAATGATGCGCAATCGTCGGTGGCGTCGGGTTGGGATCGAAGAGGAGACGGGGCTCAGAGGCCGGCAGTGGTACATCGCTTTGGCGGACGGGTACTTCGACGCCGCGCCTGGAAATTGGGCCGCGCCAGCTTTCCCGCTTCCATCATGCGCGGTGACAGCATGACCGCCCCCACCTGCCCCGTCTGCCGATCCCCCCTGGCCCTGACCCGCTCGGGGAACACCGGGTGGTGTTGGCATTGCTCGCACCAAGCCGGCGAGTTCATCTACCACGATGTCCGCCCCCGCTCTCCCGGCCAGGCTGCCCGCGACGAGGGCGCCGCGCTTGTCCTGGAGAACGCGGGCCAGGAATGGCGGGAGCGGATCGCGGGAGTGATCGATGACCTGGCCCGTCGCCTGCCGGACCTGACCGCCGATGACGTGCGGGCCGAAGCGGTGCGGGTCGGTGCTGGCCAGCCCCACCACGCTAACGCCTGGGGCGCGGCGATGCTGGCCGCCGCCAAGCGGGGGAGCATCCGGCGGACCATGACGCTCCGACAGTCGGGGCGGGCGGAGGCGAACTCGCATGCCAACCCCGTGTGGGCAAGCCTCATCTACGTGACAGGGAGAGAGGCCATCCGGGCCGAAGAGCAATTGGAGGTGTGGTGATGGAGAACCGGGAGAGAGGGCAGGACAAGACCACCGAGCAGGGCCAGCCGCGCATCGTGCCGACGCGGCCGGGGTGGTGGCTGGGGCGGTTTCGGCTTGGCGACAAGCCGGAGGCAATGATGGTGGACATCGACATGAGGGTCACCGTTCTGGGGTGGTCCACTCGCGTCCCGGTAGATGACCCTCGTATCACCTGGCTCGCCCCGATCCCCGGCCCCGCTGTCCTGGCCGCGCTGGCGGAGTACGGGGAGGCGTTGGCGGGCTTGGATGCTGAGCCGAATGATCGGATTCCGACGGTGGGGATCATGCGCGCGTTCAACGACGCGGGCGATGCGTTGCACGACGCCATCCGCGCCGAGCGGGACGCCGAGCGGGACGCCGAGCGGGACGCCGAGCGGGACGCCGAGCGGGGCGGTGGCGCATGACCCGCTGGCAGGACGCGCACGGGCCGACGTGGAACGGACTCCGCGAGCTACACCTGTTCGCCGGTGCCGGCGGCGGCATCCTTGGCGGCCTTCTCCTGGGGCATGTTCCGGTCTGCGCCGTGGAAATCGACCCCTATTGCCAGGAGGTGCTACATGCCCGACAGCGCGACGGAATGCTGCCCGACTTCCCCATCCATGACGACATCCGCACGTTTGATGGTTGGCCGTGGGCGGGCCGGGTGGATGTCGTTGCGGGCGGCTTCCCCTGTCAGGACATCAGCGTCGCCGGCAAGGGCGCGGGCATCGACGGAGAGCGGTCCGGCCTCTGGCGCGAGATGGCACGGGTTGTCAGTGAGGTACGACCCCGCTTCGTCTTCGTGGAAAACTCACCTGCGCTTGTGGGAAGAGGACTTACCCGCGTCCTCGGTGACCTTGCCTCGCTCGGGTACGATGCAAGGTGGACTGTGCTGGGAGCGCGTCACGTCGGCGCGCCACACAAGCGGGACCGGATCTGGATTCTGGCCAACGCCTCGAGCCACGGAATGGAAAAACAACGGCTACCAGAGGAAGGGTCGCAACTGGTGGCCGACGCTCAGCGGTGCGGTGGGGACGGCAAAGACTCCGACATGGCCGACTATGACTCGCTCCGATGGGATGGGCGGGCCGGGCAATTCGGGACGGGCGGGCGGGCTGAATCTGCGGACAGCGGTTCGGTATTCCACGCCGAAGGCGACGGGCGCGGACAGGGGAGGCCGCGGCGACTTGCTGAGCCAGATACGGGGTTACGACAACCCGCACCATGCGCGGTTCCCATCACCAGCGGCCAGGGATTGGCGCAGCGGGAAGGGGCGCACGGAGAACGGGCACTCGCCACAACTGCCCGAAGTCGTCGGTGGCCAGCTGAACCCCGATTGGGTCGAGTGGCTCATGGGGTGGCCAATCGCGTGGACCGCATCCGCGCCATTGGCAACGGCCAGGTTCCGCGAGTGGCTGCGGCAGCATGGCGGGAGCTGATGAGCTGGGAGGTGCCAGCATGACCGCCGATGGACTCGCTCCCGGCCAGTCCTGGGCCATCCCCGCCGATGGTCCCTGGCAGGCGCGGATCGGGCGTGATGGTCACGCGCACGTCATCGGGCGGGCGCTGGCGGGACATTCGCAGCACGGGCCGGGATACCTGGACCCGTGCCGCGTGTTCGCGGGGTGGAAGCGACACGCAATCGTGGTGACTAGGTATCTTGTTGGGGTTCCGATTCCGCGAGTCTTCCGCCCCCGCCCGTGGCACACGTTCAAGCGGGCGTGCCGAGCGGCATCGTTCCATGAGCGGATCGTGATCGCGGTCCGACGCAACGCGGCCCAAGCGGGCCAGGGGGGTGAGTGATGGACGAGGTATTCCCGGCTGGCTGGACGCTGGCGGATCGCGGTCCCGGCCCGGACGAGGGTATGCCCGTGTGGGCGATCCTGGCCGACGGAAGCATTGCCTTGATGGCGTCCGTCGTGGTCGGTGACGATGCCGATGGCGACTACTCGGCATGGGCCAAGGTCTACAGCGCCCCGTGGTGGGATGAGGACAAGGGCGAGTGGCGGTGCGAGCCCGATATCGACGACAGCTACGACGTGCGGGCATGGCTGCCGCTGCCGAAGCCGCCGACACTTGCCGAGCTGGCGGCCCCGAAGGCCAACGCCGCCCCCGACCCGGCGCTGCTGGCGCTGGCGAGGCTGGGCGCGCGCCTCTGCCGTGACCAGCTGTCGCCAACGGGCGGATTCTGCCACGCCCGACACGAGCACCTGGACCGCATCGGGATCGAGGAGGGGGTGCTCATGCCCGGTCACCTGGATTCGACGGGGCCAGTCCCTAAGCCCGGCATCGCCGCCGCCATCGCCGCGCTTCTCGCGCCGGACGGGGCGGACGGGGCGGGGGAGGTGGCTGGTGGGTGAGCTTGTGGTCTACGGGGTTCTGGCCGTCGGCGTGTTGGCCCTCGTGGCGGCCGTCTTGGTGGTCATTGGAGCGGGTCTGTCTGTGCTGGCACACATGGCGATTGTGGTGGTCAAGGACATCAACGAAGGGGGATTCGGGAATGGCTGAGCCGACGCTGGGGACGCGGATTCTGGACGCGGCCCGCGACTGCGACACCTCCGGGGAATACGGGATCATCGGGGCAGAGGACCGGCTCCGCGCCCTGTGCGCCCGCGCCGACGCTGCGGAAGAGGGGGACAGGCGGGGCCGCCAGCTTCGGGCGCGCGCAACAGGAGCCATGGCTAGCGGCTCGCACCTGGTGCCGGGGTTCGCCGTGAACGCATACGATGCTGGCTTGCGGGCGGCGGCGGATTCGCTCCCCGTGTGTCGATGGGCGAAGCAGGGCGCAGAGCCTCGGATGACGTCGTGCGGGCACAGCATCGACTGGTATCTAGGCGGCGAGA